CACTCCGGATTCTTCTGGTGCATCAGCGGCTCGCCGCCGGTCAGGATGACCTCGTTGACCTCCGGGTCCACCAGCCGCACGATGCTGGCCGGGCTCATCCGGGTGATCTCCTCTTTCAGGTCGTAGAAGCGGGAGTCCCAGGTGTATGCCGAGTCGCAGACCCAGCCGCCCGCGTAGCCGCAGGAGAGGTTGCAGCCGCCGAAGCGGATGAACGCGCACAGGCGGCCGGCGCGCGGCCCCTCGCCCTGGATGCTGGTGAACGCCTCCACCACCGGCAGCGTCATGTGCCCGCACCCGTCAGCACGACGTGCGGCAGCGGCCCGGAGTCGGATATCGACGGGAACCAGGTGGCCGTGTTGTCCGGCCCCTCCCGCAGCTCGACCGAGAGCAGCGGCGCCTTGGGCAGCGCGCGTCGGCTGTGCTTGGCGATCTCGGCGGCGATGGCCTCGGTGGTGGGCTGCCCGATCAGCGCGTAGTACTTCAGCTTCCCGGCGCGCAGGTAGCCGATGAACTCGTCCTCGCGGTCGATGATGAACCCGTGGTCGAACAGCGTGGCGATCATCGCGCGCAGCTTCTCTTTGACGGCGCCGAACTCCAGCGGGTCGCCGACATCCTGGGCGTAGGTCCAGGTGACGTGGAAGGTATGGCCGTGGATATTACGACATTTGGCGCCCGGCCCGGTGAGCCCGAGGATGCGATGCCCGGCGGCGAAGTGGGTACGTACCGAAATGGTGCTCATGAGTACACCTGCTCTCCCCGTGCCAGCTTGGCCACGGTCTCGATGTGCTGCGGATGGCCGTCCACCAGGTACAGGATCGGGCCGGTGAAATCCTCTGCCCAGCCGCCGAGGCGACCCCACTTGGGCGACGGCACCGGGTTGTGCCGGTGGAAGTAGCGCAGCTGCTGCTCCTGCACGCTGGCCGAGAGCGCCGATAGCCGCACCATCATCAGCCGGTTGTGCGGTGCGCTGGTGGAGACTTCGCTCGGGTTCACCCCGTAGTGATCGCGCAGCAGGCACGCGATGTCCTGGCTGTAGGTGCCGCGCCCGTTCAGGTCGATGCTGTGCACCTTGCCCTGCCGCTGCGGGTCGCGCAGGTGCAGCCGCCCGTAGCGGTAGCTGGACCCCCAGCCGGAGGAGTCCACACTGAAGAACGGCAGCCGCAGGTGGCTCTTGTTGGCCAGCCCCCAGCCGTGGAACCGGACGTGCGGGTGGTTGTCCCGCGCGTACTTGAAGCAGGCCACCATCCACCGGAACTTCTCCTGGATGCCCGCGTCGACCAGCGCCATGCCGCCCAGCCCGATGAAGTCCACGCCGCGCTCGACGTAGTAGTCCATGGTTTCCGGCCGCTCGCGCAGGTGGATGGTGGGTACACCGGGGATACCGGCGTCCACCATCTCGTTCCAGTTGTACTTGCTCGTCTCGGCGTTGCCGGTGATGTCGAGGCTGGCGATCCACGAGATGCGGTGGTGGTACATCTGCGCCCACGTCACCAGGTTCCTCGTCTCCACCGGCTTGCCCAGCGTGCGCAGGCTGACGGCGCCGGAGTCGGCGGCGATCCGGCACGGGGCCAGCCTGTCCAGGTCGTACTTGTGGTAGTACGCGAAGGACACCAGCAGGTTGCGCGGCGGTGCGATGGTCACGGTATCGCCCAGCTGATGTCGTCCGGCAGGTGCAGGTCGTCGGGCAGGTCCACGTCCTTGCGCCCGCTGATCACCACCGTGCCGTAGAAGTGCACCCAGCCGTTCACCGGCTCCGTGCGCCCGCTGGGGTTCAGTTCGTGCCACAGCTTGGTCGCGGTGTCGTTGCGCGGCGGCATTGCGCCACTCCAGATGTGGGTGTACCAGAACAGCACGTTGCCCACCTCGGTGCTGGCGCTGTCCAGGTCGGCGCCGATGATGCCCTGTAGCCGCTGCACGAAGCCGGTCAGGTCGAAGGGCTGCACCTCCAACGGACCGAGAATGGGGTGGATCACCAGCGCCAGCATCATCGCTTCAGCAGCTCGCGCATGACCTCGGGCTTGCCGTAGGCGAACTGGTACAACTTCCAGCGGCTGCGGGTGGTGGCCGCGGTGGGTTCCCTGTCGTTCTCGTGGTCGAACGACCAGGCGATGCCCTCCACCCGTTCCACCGCCGCCAGTGTCTCGGCGGCTGCCTTGAACGCCTTGTCCTCGTAGCCCCACACCGCGCCGAAGCGCTCGTCGTAGCCGCCCAGCCACCAGAACAGATCGGACGCGCACACCAGGATGCCGCCGGCCGCGTCGTACTTGGTGAAGCACGGTTCCACCACGTACAGGTCGTCCAGGTCGTAGGCCACCGCCTCGGCTGGCATCGCCCGGTAGCGGGTGAAGGGGTAGACCACGGCACCGCCGTTGGCCAGGTCCACCGCCCGCCGCAGCGCGGGCATCTCACACACCGTGTCGGCGTCCGCGATGATGACGATTTCCGCCGCCGCCGACTTCACCGCGTTGTTGCGCGCCTGGCTGCGGTGGAAGGGCTGCGTGGGTTCGCTGTCGCCGAGGTAGACCGGGTAGTCTGCCCAGAACTCCATGGCGCGGTAGAAGGCGGGCAGCCGGGTGGGCTGCGCCCGCCACGGGATGCAGACGGCAACCCGCATCAGATGCCCAGCAGGGCGTTCATCGCCGTGGTGTCGTTCTCGAACTCGTCCCGGTGCTTCTTCCACGCCGCCAGCGTCGGGGTGTCCACCACCAGCAGCAGGCGGCTCATGAAGTCCTCGTCGCCCAGCGGGCCACCCGCTTCGTTCTCCAACTCGTCCAGGTCCGGCGCACCGGCCAGCATCTCCTGCAGCATCTGCACGTAGTCCTCGTCGAAGCCGGTGCCTTCCAGGGTGTCGATCTTGAGCAACACCTCCAGCAGGGCTTCCATGTCCGGGCCGGGGCCAAGCTCGGCAATCCTGTTGTCCGCCAACAGGATCTTGCGTGCGCTCGTCTCGTCGGCATCCACCATGTCCACCCGTAGTGTCTTGAGTTTGAGGCCCTTGGCCGCCTGCCAGACGTGGTGCCCGGCCAGGATGGTGCCGTCCTTGTTGACCACCACGCTGCGGTACTGGCCGTGCTGTTCCAGGCTCTCGGTAATGGCGTTCACGTCGCCACGGTTCGGGTTCTCCGGGTGTGGATGCAGCTTGCCGACAGGCATTTCCTTCTGGCCCATGAATGTGACTGTCACAGGGGCAGCGTAGAGCTAACCCTCGATTCACCATGCGCGCCACGCCTGTTTGGAATCGGTTCGTCACATTGCCGTTTGTAGACACGCACAAGAACTGGGACAATTGGTGGTATGTCCGAACAGAGCCAGGCGTACCTCGACATCGTGGGTGGTGTCGAGCGCAGCTGGCCGCGTGCCTATGACGGCGTGATCGCGCTTGTTTGCCCGAACTGCGGTGCCGACCCGATGGAGCTGTGCACCAACCCGATCACCCGGTTGCCGCGCAAGTCACCCTGCATCCTTCGGGTGGCCCGCGGCTGTGGCTGACCGCTTACCGTCGCCCTCCCATGGGCGCGGCTTGCGCAGTATCGCCTCCTTGTAGACCAGCACCACGCCCGGCACCGCATCGGCCACGCGCTGCGCGACCATGCGGTGCCAGCTGGCGCTGAACTTCCCGCCGTTGTCCAGCTTGCGCTTCGGGTCGCTGCGGTACTCCTCGTCGGTGCGGTAGACGGAGAGCGTGGCCTCGCCGCTGCTGCGGGTTTTCAGCAGGTCCTGGTACTTGGCCACCAGGACGGAGACAACCTGGGCGGTCTCCTCGTACACATCGTCCAGGCGCCCGGCGAAACGGTTGGGGATGTCCTCGCCGCCGTTCTCCATCCGGGACAGGCGACGGCCATCGCACATCAGGTAACGCGCCATCCACCCCTGGGACAGACCGAGATACTCGCGCATGGATCGGAACTCGGCGCCGGTGATGGCGGGCAGCGTTTCGGTCATGGCGTCACGGTAGCTTTCGCGCGGTGAGACACCATCTTGCCGTCCTTGCGGACCCGGACCCAGGCCCCGCACATCGGGCACTCCATGGTCCAGGCACCGTGCGGCGCCCTCAGTGTAAGTTGTTGCGGTCCAGGACAAATCGGTCGTTGCGGCATGTCAAAACCCCTTCTCAGCCCCGGCGCTCTGCCGGGCCCAACCCTGAATATACCACAGCGCGGTGTGGTATAATAACGGTATGGCGCAAACGGGTGTGGTGTCGGCAGGTGGCTAACAAGCCGAAGCCGCCGCCCGACGTGGAGGAGCACTGGCGCAAGGTGCTCCGTGAGGCCACCGTCGAGCTGCAACGCAAGCGCGCCGAGGCATTGCGGGCCGAGCATTTCCAGCGCATGTGCGTGCGCGATTCGTTTGACGCCGGCCTTTCCGTGACGCCCATTCGTGAGGAAACCGGGCTGACGGTGAGTCGCCTGTACCAGATCAAGCGGGGCACGCGAGGGGGGTCCGGGGGGAAGTAGACCTACGCGCGGCAGAGCGCCGCGCGGGGAGGAAGGGTTGGTGAGATGTCAGATACGCCAATGCCGTGGGACATTCCGGGCGCCCCACAGCCAGGTGACTACCTAACACGCGAGCCAGAAGACCACGTGCCCGGTGACAAGCGCCCCGGCACCTACGTCATCCCCGCACACCTGGCGCACGGCGACAAGGTCGCGCTGGGCGCCAACCGGGACGTGGCCACCGTGGTCGGCAGCCACGTGATGCCCGAGGACCGGGTGCTACTGGTGCTGGAAGTCCCGGCTGAAGCATTGTTCCGGTTAGAGAAATGAGCCCCGCGGCGGCACTCCGGTTCCGGGTGGTGCCGGTCAAAACCAGCCGGGAACCTAACACCCTGCTGGTACCGGAGTGCCGTCGCGGCCACCGAGAAGGACAGACATGAAACTTGCCATCAGCCAAGCCGGGCGACTGCACCGGCCCGGCTGCCGACATGCGCTGGGCGCCCCGCCGTGGGAGTGGGCGTACGGCAAAAACCGCGTGGAGGCTCTGCAGGCCGCGCTTGACCACGGCTGGACGGCGTGTGCCCACTGCCGCCCCTTCAGCATCGAACGCGACCAGCAGCTGGAATCGAAAGGAAACGCCCCATGAGCTACACCGATCCGGCCCCGTCTATCACCTGCCCGGTATGCAAGCGGACCAGCTACCACCCGATGGATGTGGAGATGGGCTGGTGCGGCTACTGCCACGGCTACACGTCCCACGTCGATACGTTGGAGGTGGCCAAGCGGTTCCTGCGCGAGGCGGCGGCTAAGGCGCCCGATGTCACTGACGACTAAGCGAACGCTGATTGCCACGCTGGCGCTGGCCCTCACGATCTGGTGCGGGTACACGCTGGTGTCCTACGCCATCGAAACGCCGCACTGGATAGCGCGGATACCGTACAACCCGTTCTGGGGTCCCCTGCACGCCACCTGGGTCATCGCCAACATGGTGCTGAATTGGGTGGTGGGACGCCTGTGGCTGCGCATCCTGGTGCTGATGATCACGCTGCGCGATGATGACTGACGACGCCCGCTGGGAGCGCCGCTGCCGACACGTCTTCGCGCTGTTGCGCGAGGCCGGTATCGCCGAGCGGGAGCAACGCCTGAATCTGTTCCGCTGGATCGTGGCCGACCCCACCATCAGCAGCACCAACGACCTGAACGAGCGGGAGCTGGTGCTGATCGCCGACATGCTCACCACCTGGAAGCGTGCCGGCGAACTGGAATCCAACGCACGAGAACACGCGAGAGGAGAACTGTGAGCGACGATCCGTTTCAGGGCGAGGAATGGGCTGGGTTTGCCGAGCATGTCATCGTAGAACTCATCCCGAAGATCGACCAGTCGGCCATTGCCATCTCACTGGTGCCCGGCGGCAACAAGACGGACGTGAAGTTCGCCGTCGAGCTGGGCTTCATGATCATGCTGGACAAGCCCATCATCGCCGTGGTCGCACCGGGTGCCAAGGTGCCGCGCAAGCTCGCCAAGGTGGCCGACGAGATCGTGGAGGGCGACCTGGACGACGAGAACATGCAGAAGCGGCTGCACGCCGCCATCGACCGGACCATCAAGAAGGCACAGAGGACGAAGAAGGATGGCTAAGCCGGAGAACGTTCGGGTCTACCGCAAGGACACCGGCGAGACGGTGCACTGCGAGCTGCTCCACCAGGGTGTCGACGACGAGGGAATGGACAACTGGCTGGTGGCCGGGGTCGAGTTCCGGGCCGGTCTGGACGAGCTGCAGATCGACGTGCTGCCGCCCATGACCGGCATCAGCTTCGCCGGGCCCTTCAACACCGGATTCTCCATGCAGTACCAGGAGAAGGACGACGATGCCGGGGGAGAGGATGGCGATGATGGGGTTCATCAATGATCTCTTCGGGAAGCTGGAAGAGTACGGCGGCAACCCGCTGCAGCCGACCCAACGGTTACGGATCGACGGCTTACCGGCGGTGCCCGAGGGGTTTGAGTGGCTCGTCTACCGGGACCAAACCACCGGTACGGTGCATGTTGAGCTGTACGATCCCGACCCGATGGTGTGCAGCTACGGCCAACTCGACAGCGGCGATCCTGACGACGTGCGCGCCTATGCCCAACGAATCTACGACGCGAGGTTCGATCGGTACGAGGAGAAGGACGACGATGCCGGGTAAGCCGTTCTGGCGCCAGTTCCCGGACAAGTGCTGCGCCGAGGTCATCCGTGCCGGTGAGCTGCAACCGTGCGACAAGACCGCCATCGCTGTCACCGTCGATTCCGAGGACGGGCATTGGTGGCCGGTGTGCCCGCACCACTCGCGCGCCCGGCAGATGGTGCCGCTGGCCGATCTGATCGCTGAGTTGGAGCGCACGACACGTAGCGCATAAGCAAGACGCGGCGGCTGGGATCGTGGAGCATGTGCTCCATGCCCGGCCGTTTTGCTCACGCCAAGTGGATCCTCACCGCGCTCACCATAATCGTGTGCGCCACATGGCTCGCCACTTTCGTGGCCCGGATTCTCCACCATAGCTACGAGGGCAGCGCGGCGGTGGACACCGCAATGCTGCTGCTGCTCGGGTTCTGGTTCGGCTCCTCCGCGATGTCCCGCAAGGAGGAAGAAGCGTGACCGTCACATCGCTGGCGCTGCTGATCGGTATTGCGGCAGCCATCTTCGTCGTCGGGGTGGCCGCAGAGCAGGCGTGGATGCGCCGGCCGGGTGAGGAGAGTAAGACGCGCCCGTTGCTCACCCGGCGCCTCAACGTGGCGCTGTCGGTGTTCTTCACCCTGGTGGCGCTGACGGTAAGCGTCGACCTGATCGTGCTGCAGAACAGGTTCAACCATTACGTGGACGTGACGCTGCCGCGTGACGCGGCGCTGGAAAAGTGCAACACGCAGACGATCACGGTGTTGGAGGCGTGGGTGCAGGACCAGATCAACCGCGACCGCAGCGTGGAGGCCCGCGACGAGGCCGAGCTGGCGGTGCTGGACCGGCTGATCGCGGCGCAGCAGCCGAACCTGGACGAGCTGGTGCGCTGGCGGGTGACGGTGGAGAACGACCGCACGGTGCGCGCCGCCAACAGTGCGACCGAGCCCAGCCTGCCGACCTGCCTGCCCGCCAAGAGCTAGTGCTGCGGACCTGGGGGTGGCCCCATAGCCTCTGTGGGCGGTGGCGGCGTTATTACGCCCTGGTATACCTCAGCTGGTAGCGGCGGTGGCGGCGGTGGTGGACCTGGCGGTGGCCCGGTGCCGGGCGGGGGCGGCGGGGGTTCGTCCGGCGGCGGTGGCGGAGGTATGGGCTGTAGACCCTTGGGTGGCCACTGGTCCAGCGGGGTGGGTCCGGTCAGCGCGCCCGGCACCATCCAGCCATCGGGGATGACGTCCGGGTCCATCAGCCGCGGGTGGTCTGGTTCGCCGGGGAAAACGCGCCAGCAGTTCCAGACGTGCGCGATGGGCCCGAAGCCACCCCACTCGCAGTGGATGTGGCCGGTGGAGGCGAACTCGAAATCGCAGTAGCCGCCGCCCGCGCCGATCACGTTGACGCCGGTACCCACGCCGGGGCACAGGTAGAGCAGGCTCTCGTCGGCACCCAAGGAAGACCCGAGCAGCGCGCCGCTGACGACGCCACTGCCGATGCCACCGGGGATGATCGGGATGGGTGGCAGCAGCGGGTCAGCCTTGGCGTCCGGGCTGGTGAACATCAGGCAGCCCACGCACACGCCGACCAGGCCAACAATGAGCCGCCGCAGTCTCATTCATCGGCCCAATACTTGCCGGGTCGTTCCTTTTCGATCTGCCGGCGAAGCCAGTCCACCTCGGCCGCGAGTCGCTCACGCTCTGTATCGGTTGGGGGCGGTGGGGCAGCGGAGCTTTTGCCGGAGAGTTTCAGCGTCATAAACGTGCTGATGATCGTCGCAAGCCCACTGCTGCCCAGCGCCCCTAAGAGCGCCGCGATGTCGGGAACCGATGGCGCAGCCATGAGAACCAGGTATCACGTTTCACATTGCCTCGACTTAGTTTCTTCCACCGCGCTTCGTCGGGCGCCCACTCGAAATAGCAGCTGCGCCCGTACTGGTCGAGAAACAAGACACCCAGCGCCATGAATATGCAGCCCATCGCGATATAGAACCAATTGCGCCAATCCCCCCAATACATCTCATTCCAGAACTCCCTGATGATGTGCGTCCTGCCGAACATGTAGCCGCTCCACCACAGGCAGAACAGCGCCGACCACCGGCCGCGTTTGATCGGCGCCCCGGCAAACCATTCCTGGCGCTGCATCATCGCCGTCGTCCGATCACGCCGTCCTTGTCGAGGTCCACGCCGGTCACGTCCTCGGCGGTGGCCGTGTTCGATGTCAGCCACACCGCGATGGGCGTGATGAAGGCGATGGACACGGTGATGATGTGCGCCACGTTCTCCGGCCAGAAGTCCTGGCCGAGCAGGGTGTTGAGAATAATGAGCGCACCGCCGGCAATCGCGGTGACGGCCTTCCAGGAGGTGGCGATCACCAGCTGCCACTTCGAGGGTGGCTTCTCGTCCTCGTCCTCCTTGGGTACGGGCACCGGTGCTGGAGCCGGTGCCCGTCCACCGGGCGGACGGTAGCCCGGTTGGTCCTCCGGCCGGTCCGACTCATACGGCCCCGGCTGGTAGCTGGGCGGCGGGATGCCGCGTATCGGGGAACCCATCAGCGTGGCGGGGTTCGGGGGAACTTGGAGGTGATGCTCTGAGTCGGCTTGTACTGCTCCGGGATCAGCGAGTAGACGTGCGCGGCCCACTCGTTACCGGCGTCGACCTGCTGCTGGATCAGGGCAATGGCGCTCTGGTCGCCGATCATGGCGCGGTGCTCGATGAACATGGTGTGCACCATGCCGTCGTCGTTCCACCACAGGTCGGCGGCAGCCCAGATCGCGCCCTCGCTGGGCGGCTTGTACTCGGACAGCGACACCCGCTTGCCGTAGATCGCGTCCCACACCGCGAGCAGCTTGTCGTGCTCCTCCTGGGTGAGTCCCGGCCCGGCCGGACCTGGCTCGGGTGGTACCGGCGTCGGGGTGGGCGGGGTCGGGGTGGGCACACCGGAGGGTGCCATCGCGCACAGGTAGCCCTTGGGCGGGATCAGGGTGGCCACCTGATCGAAGCTGCACCAGTACTCAAACGGGTTGAACCCGGAGTCGGCGATCCAGCAGGCCCGCTGGCTGGGGTTGTCGTCGTAGCCCATGCAGGACACGTAGTGGTAGACCACGCCGCCGCCGTAGCTCGGGCTGGTCGAGCCCTTGATGCCGCGTGGGTAGTTGGCCGGTGGCGCGACCCAGTTCATCACCAGCCCGTAGCCGCCGTTGATGCTGTTGGTCAGGTCGGCCCACAGCTTGTCCTTCTGCTGCTGGGTGGGCGGGTCCTGTTGTAGCCAGGTGGTCGCGTACTGCCCGTCCGGCAGGTACTTCTTCATCACCGGGGTGATCTGGTCGATGCTGTCGGTGCCGCCCTCGTGCGTGCCGATCTGATTCACCAGGTCCATCTCGGACACGATGATGCCGTGGCCGTTGAGGACGATCTGCGCGGCTGCCGGGCCGCAGTCCCAGTACGTCTCCTGCGGCACCACGCTGCTGTCGTACGGCAATACCACTTCACCCACGAGTTCCCCTCCTCCTTCACCATCAGGCGGGGCACCGCCGTCGCCGCAGTTGCCCGGCTCGGCCGGGCACGGCGCGTCCTTCAGCCTGGCGTAGTAGTCCTGGGCCTCCGGGTACCGCTCGTCGTAGCGCGCCGGGTAGGCGCTGCGCTGCACCATGTCGGCCCAGCCGCCGGGGGTGGTCGCGTCGGTGTTGTAGTCCTGGTCGCCGATGCGCTGGTTGACCAGGCTGTCGTAGAACAGGCCGGCACTCTGCGCCGGGTCCATGCGTTGCGCGCAGGTGCCCCACCATTCGGCGCGCTGCTGGAAGACGCCCACGCTGTTGTAGTCGCTGCCCATGGCGTCGTATGGAAAGGTCAGGCTCTCCGGGTCGCCCTGGTTGGCGTACATCGTCAGGTTGGACTCCACCAGGCCAGTCGCTATGGCGATCTGGATGCCCTTCTGAGTGATGCCGCGGCGCTTACCCTCATGGATGATCGCAATGGCGATCCCGTCCTTGGTGTAATACGCCACGCTCGGATGGTCGCACGCTTATGCGACAGCGCAATGAATATTGCCGGTGTGTCGGGCCTCAACCACCTGTGAGGCGCGCCAGGATGGCCTGTTGCATCTGCGGCTGCATATGCTGCGCCATCATCGCGGCCACCGCACCGGCCAGCCGTTCGACCTTGCCGGTCTGCTCGGCGTGCAGCCACGCCATCAGGGCGAGGTCGTTCTCCAACTTGGTGATGCGGGCGTCGGTGGCCGATCCGTTGCGGGTCTGTGTTGCGGTCATGGTTTGTCTGTCCAGCTTCCTACCTCGTCGTAGCTGGCGTAATGGCCACCGCGATCAATGGTCATCACGCCCCAGTCGTGGTTGCCGTTGGGGTCGGGGATGTTGGTGCGCACCGCGACCGCCTGGGAATCGGGGTCCTGCTTGACCGCGCCGGGCTGGTATTCAGGCGGCGTGGGGGTGGGGTTAGTCATGTAACACCGGATCCGGGTTGAGGGGTTTGACTTCTTCTTCGGTGATGTCGTGCAGCGCGATGGTGCCGGGCTCGACCAGCACCAGCGGGTGCGCCAGCTTCTGTGCCGTGACGAAGTTGGGCCGATGGGCGTTGTGGCAGTAGATGATCCACGCCCACTCTCCGGCGGGCACGTCGATGACGGCGCGGCCACGCAGCTGCCCGGCCTGGTTCAACTCCCAGGTGATCGAGCCGCGCGCATAGTCGGTGGTGAAGATGGGCTCCTCGCCGTTGGACTTGATCGCGCCCGCGTAGGTGGGCCACACCACCGCCGAGAGGATGCCGTCGCCGAGCCCCGGCAGCACCGTGTCTGTTGGGAAAGGAAAATCCGTCACCGTTTCCCACCCAGCACGTTCTTCATGATGTCGTTGATGATCTTGTCGTCGAACTTGCCGGGGATGATGCCGCCGACGGTGGTGGCGATGGCCTTCACCACCGCCTCGATCAGCACCGGCATCTGTTTCTCAATGGCATCGGACACCGCCTTGGTGACGGCGGGGGCCAGCGCGGCGACCAGCTTGTCGATCAGCTTCTGCAACATCAGGTCTGAGTGTAGGTCGGCGTGACAACCAGCTGGCCCTGCGCCGACATGACCACGCTGGTGATGCTGGCCTTGTCAATCATGGTGTTACCCGTGGCGGCACTGGCCAGCAGGATGAAGGTGTAGGTCGCTGCGGCCACGTTGATGGTGACCGCAGACCCGTTCGACACCCCACCGGAGCCAGCCGTCCAGGTGGTCTGCTGGCGGGCGTAGGTGGGGCTGCCGCCGGAGGCTTCGTTGGCCGGGGTGCTGGTGGTACCGGGGTCGCCGGTGCACACCCCGATCCAGGTTCCCAGCGCCGCGTAGGCATTAGCGAGCGACTGTCTGGTAGTGGCAACTGCGATGGCCATAGCGGTCATCCTCTCATTCGGTTACTGATTACCTGCGGATTTGCAGTCCATGTTTTAGGTCCATTCGACGCGGGTGAACCCGAGGCCGCCGACGCCGCGGGTGCCGTTGGTGGAGCCCACACCACCGCCACCTCCACCGCCACCGGGCGTGCCTCCGGTGCCGCCGTTGCCGCCGGTCGTCGCGCTTCCGCCGCCACCGCCGCCGCCGGAACCGGCGTTGGGTGCGACCGCGTTCACGGGGGAGCCACCCGTACCGCCGTTGACGGCCCCGGCCCCACCGCCCGCGACGGTGGTGGAGCTACCGCCCGCCGAGCCGGGAGTCGGGGTGCTCGGACCGTTACCACCGGCCCCACCGCCGCCCGGAATGTTGTTGGCGGCGGCGGCAGCGTTGGAGGGCGGGCTGGTGGTGGTGGAAGCGTTGGCTCCCGGGCTGCCGTTTCTCAGGACAGGGGTGAAACCCGAGGCGCCGGTAGCCGATGCCACGCCGCCAGCGCCGCCAATCGCCCCGGTGCTCACACCGTTGTTCCCCGCACCACCGACGCGGGCCTGAAGGAGGATGCCCACGGCGTTGGATTGGAACGCCACGGCACCGGCCACGCCGCCGCCGCTGACCGTGTAGGCGGGTCCGAGCGACGCGACGGGGATGAACACCCGGTCCATCCGGCCACCACCGCCACCGCCCGCGCCCGCGAACGTACTGCTGGCACCGCCGCCGTTACCGCCGCCGCCGATGAGGGTGACCCAGCAGCCCTGAGTGCCCACCGGCACCGGCTGGTTGCTGCGGGCGATGTTGTCCTCGGTGAACGGGGTGAACACAATGGTCGCGGTGGCCGTCAGCGACCCGCTACCGTCCAAGGGGGCCGGGACAGTGGAGTAGACCGGCATGACGGGGGCGTTCAGCACACCCGTACCCGAGAGGGCCGGGGCAGCCGACTGGCTGGGGACGACGTGGGCAGTGAGCGCGCCGGACCCGGCCAGCGCACCCAGCGCCGCGAAGCGTTCCAGGATCACTGCCGCAAGTGACCCGTTACCCGCCAGGGCTGGCTGGGCAGAGGCTCCGATGAAGGCGTTGGCCGAGAGGGTGCCGCCCATCTCACACCCACTCGATCAGGGTGTAGCCGGGTCCACCGGGTCCACCGGGTCCGGCGGTCGTTCCGGCTCCACCGCCGCCGCCACCGGCGCCCCACTGACCGCCGGTACCGCCCGTCCCGCCAGTGCCGTTCACCCCCGAGCCGCCACCGGCACCCGAACCACCTACTCCGGCACCGGCATTCGTCGCGCTGCCGCCGCCAGCGGCGCCGGGCGAACCACCCGCGCCCTGACCGCCGGCGCCGCTGGCTGGCGTCGTACCGACGTTGGCGACACCGCCGCCTCCACCGCCGCCCGCGCAGCCACTCCCGTTCGCTGCGCCCGCACTGGCCCCGCCGCCGGTGCTGGTTCCAGGGCTGCCGGTGCCGCCCGCCGTGCCGTTGGCGACGGGCACCCCGGTAATCCCGCTTGTGGTCGCGGTGCCACCGGCACCGCCGCTGCCGCCGCCGCCCAGACCGGCGTTACCTCCGGTAGCGCCACCGCCTGCGGTGAGGACGACGCTGCCGGAGGAGAACGACGATGCGGTACCGGCAACGGCCGAGCCACCCGGCGCACCGACCGCCACCGAATACGTGCTGCCCAGGCTGGCCACCGGGACGAAGAACCGCTGGACCATGGCCGCGCCGCCGCCGCCGCCTCCGCCGCCGCGGTTCGTGCCCGCCTGCGAGGCGATACCGGGACTGCCGCCGCCGCCGCCGCCGATCAGCGTCACCCAGCAGCCGGTGGCACCGGCCGGTCGTGCCCGGTTGGTCCACGGCTGGTTGGTCTCGTTGAACAGGCCGCGCACGGCGGCGCTCAGGGTGCCCACACTGGACAGCGCGGCAGGACGCGAGAGGGTCCGGACAGCGGTGGCGGTCAAGGTGCCGCCACCGGCCAGCGCGGGCGCTGCGCGGAAGAGTGGCAACACCAATGCCGACAGCACGCCCGCACCGGCCAGCGGTGGGGCGACGGTGTAGAGCTGCATGACGGTGACGGCCACGGTGCCCTCGCCGCCGGTCGCGCCCGGCTGCGGGTAGATCTGCGAGAGCAGGGTGATCAGCGCGCCGTTGCCGGAGTAGCCGGCTGCCTGCAGATAGGCGCCGACCGCCTGCGCGCCCAGCGCACCGGAGCCGTAGAGGTTGGCCAGGATGGAGAACAGCTGGTTGGCCTGTGCCGCCAGCGCACCGTTGCCGGTGAGCGCGACCACGGCCTGATAGATCGGCACCACCACCCCGGCCGACAACGTGCCGCTGCTCAGCAGGTGCGCGGCCACCGGGGTGAGTACCGACAGGATGGTGCCGACCAGCTGGCCGTTGCTGCTGAAGGCGGCGAGCTGGGTGTAGATCTGATACCACCACGCGCTCAGGCCGTCGCCCTGCGAGAACCCACCCTCGACAGCGGCGAACAGTGATCCCTGGCCGGAGAAGTCGGGCATGATCGCGGCCGGAATGGAGGCCCCGGCTTCCAGCGTGCCGCCGCCGGACCGGGCCAGCGCCAGCGCGTAGATCTGCAGGAACTGCGCGGCCAGCGCACCGTTGCCGGTGAGTGCGGCAGCCAGCGGGACGATGGGCGAGATGCCCGGTGCGGTGAGCGCGCCGCGCCCGGAGAACTGCGGGAACAGAGTCAGCTGCACCTGCATCACCTGGGCCACCAGCGAGCCGCTGCCGGTGAACAGCGCGTAGGTGCCGCGCGTCCAGCCCTGCACCGGGACGGTACGGGTGACAGGGCTGGTCGCCCACCCCTGCTGATTCTGGGCGGCCGACGCGGGGGTGGTGACCCAGGCCAAGAGGGTTACCCGATCTCAGGCCAGTCGAGGGTGGGGGAGAGGTCGTTGTGCTGCGCGCCGTTGGGGTGGGTGACGCGCCAGATCAGGATGCCCTCCTCCTCCACCCGGTGCGCCACCATGCCGGTGGCCTCGTCGCGCCGGATGGTGCCCGGTGGGTCACCGGCCTGCGTGGCGTTCCACGCGGTCAGCACCTTCTGGATTTGCGCCGGGGTGAGTTCGTCGCCCACCTGCTCGGAGATGGCGGCCACCATGCTCGAGGTCTGGTTGGGGTCGTTCAGGTCGATGGTTGCCACCGTTCCTCCTAGTTGTAGCTCAGGTTCATCAAGGCGACCTCGAAGTAGCAGGAGGTCCCGGTGGCGTCGCCGGTCAGGCAGTTGCTCATTGCCGTGCTGGCCACCGTGCCCGGTGTCAGGGTGTCACCCGCCAGGCAGTAGACCAGCGCCAGGCCCTCCGCGCCGTTCGCCGAGTTAGCGGAGAACGAGCCGTCTGCGAAGGCGCCCCCCATCTGCCTGATGACTTGGCCGTTCTTGCTCAGGCTCGGATTCATCTTGGCGCCGCCGGGGATGTTGTTGACGTTGTAGCGCACGTTGACCAGGTAGGTGCCCTCGATGCCGATGGTCAGTGTGGCGTTGGCCGGGTTGAACGACATGTCGCCAGAGCAGAAGTCCTGGGTGTCGAAGAAGTTGGTGGCCAGCGTGGCGCTGCCGGTGGGTACGTTGACGGTGCCGCCGGTGCGGTAGGCGCGGAACGAGGAGCCCTTGACGGTGGGCGGCACGTTGTCGGCTGCGCTGACCGCCGAGCCGTCGCCGGGTGCCGCGTTGCCGCCGCCCACCACGTCGCCCATGAACCCCCACTTGCGGAACCCGGCGCCGAACTGGCTGGTGGTTCCGGTTTCGGTGTAGTCGATGACCGGGGTGGTACCGGACAGCACCTGGTAGCGGCGCGGGTTGCCGCCCACCCCCGCCAGTAGCCAGATGGTGGTGTTGACCGGCATCGCGGTGGCGGCTTTGAAGATGGTGCGGGCGCCCGCCACCACACAGCCCAGCTCGGCGAAGTAGCCGAGGATGCCGTTGGTGGTGAACTTGGCGTACACGTAGTTCTGCGGGTTGGACAGGCTGCTGGCGCGGGCGACGAGATAGTTGGCGCCGGACTGGCCACCGGAGAAGCCGGGGCCGGAGGACACGGTGGCGCCGAGGCGCTGGTAGTCGCTGTCGGTGTCTTCGGTGTTGAAGATGAAGATGCCGGTCCGGTTGCCGTTGCCGGGGGTGGTCCAGTGCGCCACCCCGTTGTTGATGCCGCAGGTGGCCGTCCCGGTGCCGGAGTAGGTGGTGGTGAACACCGAGGGCAGCGTGCCGGAGTTGGGTAGGCCGTTGAAGTTGACCGCATCGAACGTGCCGGAGTTGTTGTTGCCGGTGGTGTTCTGCATCAAGCCCTGGATGGCTTGGCCGTTCTGCACCACCGAGTTGAAGATGCCGAACATGGCGCTGTTGGCGATGGCCTGGGTGAACCCGCTGCCGTTGACGGTGGTGCCGCCGAAGTTGTTGGTAATGCCGTCGATGACCGAGCCCAGGTCCGGGATGTTGAGGTGGGTGAGCTGGCTGGTCGGGATCTGCAGGATGTTCAGCGCGCCGGTAATGATCTTGCTGGCGTCCAGGCCGGGTATGGAGATGGCGGGCAGCAGCGGGATGTTGACGATGTTGCCGAGCTGGCTGGCGTCGAACAAACCACCGGACCCGATGTTGCCCAGCCGGGTGGTGATCGGCGCCAGCGCCGCACTGATGGACGAGAAGCTGCCCAGGCCCAGGTTGTTGACCAGGCTGATGAGGTCGGTCTGCAGCGCCCGCGCCAGCACGGCGGTGTTGAGGTTGGACAGGGAGCCCACCAGCCCCGACGTGAACCCCTGATCGAACAGGTTGGTCTTGGTGATGCTGCCGTCATCCCAGTGCAGGGTTCCGGCGGTGGCCGCCGGTAGCACGGTGAGCTGCAGGCGCACGCTGTCCACGTTGTTGGGGACGGTGTAGCTGCCGGAGAGCTGAATCCAGCCGGAGCTGGCGGCCGGGCTGGAAATGATCTGCAGGTCGGTGGTGGACACCAGAGCACCGGCCAGGTAGGCGATGACGGACAGCTTGTAGCAGGCGCCGGTGCCGCTGGCGCCGCTCCACTCGACCCAGTGCGAGCAGGCCAGCACATGTGTGTTGGCCACCGGGGTCGGCGGGTCGGAGAGTAGCTGTCTCAAGGTGCCGTTGGCGATCACCTTGACCGAGCCGGTGCCGTCGGCGGTGTGCGTAACGGTGCTGTCCCACGTCCATGCCCCGGTCACGTCGTTCACGCTGGCGGCGGTGGCGTAGGTCGGGTTCGCCAGCATGTTGGGCGCGATGTTGCCCACGGACCCCACCGGGATCAGCGGCAGCAGCCACTGCTGGAACTGGCCGCTGACGATCTTGGTGGCGTCCAGACCGGGAATCTGCAGCGTGTTGAACAGACCAGTCACGATCTTGCTGGCGTCCAGGCCCGGTATCTGCAGGGCGTTGAGGACGCCGGTGACGATCTTGCTGGCGTCCAGGTTGGGAATCTGCGGGACGGTGAAAACGCCCGAGATGATTTTGGTGGCATCCAAGCCGGGGATTTGCAGGGCGTTGAACAGGCCGCTGACGATCTTCGATGCGTCCAGGTTGGGAATCTGGCCCGTCCCGAAGATGCCGGTGATGATCTTGCTGGCGTCCAGGCCGGGCACGTTGCCGGGGAACAGCAGGCTGGTCAACGGGTTCAGTGGGGCCAGCAGGTTGGTCGGGTTGATCATGCTGGTGATGAAGTTCTCCACCGCCGTGACCTCGTTGAACAGGTCGGTGGCGAAGTCCGCCGGGTTGCCCAGCATCGCGGTCAGGTTGGTGAAGAACTGGTCCACGTCGTCGGCGGTGCCACTGCCCGGCGGGAAGCCCAGCGCCGCGAGGATGGCGTCGATGACATCCTGCGCGCCGCCGACGATGCCGGAGATGACATCCATCGCCAGGTTCTCGATCGGGATGAAACCCGTGACCCCGGCCGAGCCGGTGGCATCGCTGATCAGCATGGCGATCAGGTTGGTGGGCTTGATCATCGTGGTGATGAGGTTGATGATCGCTTCCCCGGCATCGAACAGATCGGTGGCGATGTTGGCCGGGTTGCCCAGCATGTCCAGCAGGTCCGTGAACAGCTTGTTGACATCCTCGGTGGTGCCGCTGCCGGGCGGGAAACCGAGGGCGGCCAGGATGGCGTCGATGAGCGACTGTGCGCCGCCCACCACCTCCGCGATCAGGTCCATGGCCAGGTTTTCCAGCGGGATGAAGCCGGTCAGACCCAGCGATCCGGTGGCGTCAGCGATCAGCATCGCGATCATGTTGGTGGGCTTCAACATGGTCTCGATGAAGTTCTCGATGGCCGCGATGGGATCGAAGTTGGGGTCCAGCGGGTTCAGCTCGCCGAGGAACTTCATCACGTTGCCGAAGAAGGTGACGATGTTCTCGAAGGTGCCCAGCACCTCGCTGCCCACCTGTAGCGGATCGGTGGGCATCGGCAGCCCGAGGATGCCGCAGATGATCGTCTCGAACGCGGTGATCAGGCTGCTGCCGGGAACCTGGGCCTGCTTGCCGATGATGTCTTCGATACCGGCGTCGAGCTGTTGCAGCGGGCTCTTGTCAACCTGGAAGAGGTTGCTGCCCTGAATCGAACCGCTGCCCGCAAAGAGGTCGACTGCCCCGGCCACGGCTACCCGCCTCGGGCGGGCGCGACCGGGGTCACTTGGACGAACACCTGGGCGTCCACCGGGTTGAACGTGTAGATGCCCTCCGCACCGTCGTTGTAGAGGTTGACGTAGATGGTGGCCTGCTGCGGGTTGGTGTGGTTGGCGGGCACCACCGCCAGCCCGTTCGCCGGGGTGATGGCGTTGGTCGGGTTACCCGGCGTGGAGTAGTGCGGCATGATGTTGACTTCGCCCAAGGTGTTGCCGAAGCCGCGGCCGACCTGCTGGCCCGTGGTCGGGTCGCCCAGCAGCACCTCGCAGCCGATCTGCAGCGGGTCCGCGCTCAGTTCCAGGCCGAAGGCACCGATGTGGCCCCACACAATCGGGGTCCACGGGAAGGGCTGGGCCGGCAGCACGAACGAGCCGATGGCCGCGCGCTGGGAGAGGCCGGAGAAGCTGGTGAAGGCGTTCTCCGGCATCGAGTACGGGCTGGGGATCAGCTGGCTGATCGACACCGGCACCCAGATGGGGTAGTTGTTCCCGTCCGTGGTGAAGCGGCCGGTGAAGCCCAGCACGTCACCGGCCACCGGCGGCGTGCTCAGGTCAACGTCGGAGGCCACCGCGATGGCCGGACCCGGACCCTGTGGGCCGGGCGGCACGGCTAGCTGGAACAGCTGCGTGGGGAACAGCGGGGTGCCGCCCGGCACCACGAGGGAGTTCTGGTCGTCCGGGTCCACCAGCTCCGCGCTGGGCGTGATGATGGGGACCGGGCCCGGCGGTCCGGGGGTGCCCAGCATGATGCGCTTGTAGCTGCTGCCGTACCAGATGTAGCCGCTGGACCCGATGATGTTGCCGCCGTTGTCCACGTCGTCGAAGACCCAGAACTTGCCCTGGTCGGCGGTGGTGTTCTGCAGCGTCTGCGGTAGCTCGCTCGGGTCGTCCAGGTCGTCGGTCATCAGGTGCAGCACGAACATGTCGATACCGGCCGGGCCGCGTGGCCCGATGATCGCGGCCATGGTCAGCGTGCCCTGGTCGCCCTGCACCTCGAAGGTGGCCACGAACTCCTGGTCGGCGCCGGGCGGCACCACCACGGCATAGACCTTGGTGTTGATCAGGTAGTTGGCGATGAAGTTGGTGTCGAGTGTCGGGTCGAGCGTGGCCGTCATGTTTTACCCCGCCTGTCTCCATGTGCGCAGCTCGGTGACGCCGATCCCGCCCGAGTCGGACGGCGGCGTGGTGGGCACCCAGCCGGGGAACCAGGTGGACTGCAGCGGCGGCTGGTACGGCAGCAGCACGGTGGCCGGATCGGTGAGGCAGATCGGCGTGGCGTCCACCGGCGCGGTGAAGGCGAACGGCGCCAGGTTCTGGTTGACCCCGTTGTAGGTGACCTGGGTAAAGGTCACGTCGTAGATCAGGTCGAAGGCCAGCCCGAACTCGGGGATATTGCTCACCAGCTCGACGTTGGGGCTGTCGGCCTGGTTGATCGCGCACAGCTGGCCGGTGGTCCAGATGCGCCCGGCGCGCACCGGGATGCCGATGGCGGCCGGGGCCACCCGGGACGCCGAGCCCGCGTTCAGCATCTCCATCGAGATGTTGGCCGCGCCGGACGACACCGTGAGGTTGCTGGCATCGGCCAGTAGCTGCGGCTGCGGGCTGTTGGCCAGTGCGCCCACCATCTCGATGGCGTACGGACCACCGGCCGGTCCAGAGACCTGGACGTTGCCCGCGCCTATCGAGGACAGCGCGGCCAGCGCCGTCTGCACCTGCGCGGCGGTGGCGCTGGGCGCGATGTAGGGGTTGATCCAGACGCCGCCGAAGTTCAGGCCCCAGGTGCCACCGTTGATGGCCCCGATGAGTTGCACCGTCTGCTGGTTGTTGGTGTCCTGGCTGATCTCGAAGTCGTCCACGAACGCGGTGAAGCCCCTGGGCACCCGCGGCGTGAAGGCGACCAGCGCCTGGATCGGGCCCATCCACGGCGTGCTGGCGGTGGACTGCGGCAGCGGGTCGTCGGTGCTCTGGTAGTCGCCGCTGACGTTGAAGAAGGTGAGTGCGGTGCTCATGGTTTAGCCCCCTTCGGGCTGGGCGCGGCGGTCTCCTTACGGCTGCCGCTGTGGACCTGCTGGATCACCGTGTCACCGTCGCGCGGGTCGTCGCCGAACCTGGTGGGCGGCCTGGTGGGCTTCACGTCCACCAGCGTGGGTTGCAGCGCCGCGCTGAAGTGCAGCACGTCGTCGTCGGTGGTCAGCGAGGGGTCGTAGACATCCTGGGAGAACTTCACCCGGCCACCGACGCGCACCTCGACACGCACGGCGGGTGACTGCGGAACCTGCTTAGGCTTTGCGGGCATTTTGGACTCCTGGGATCGGTGACTGCGGGGTCTGGTGAGTGCGCGGCTGCCGTGGGTCGCGCCGTCGTGGGCGCCCGATGGCGCTGCGGTCTATCGGCGCCCGTGCGGTCACCGCCATCTTGACGGCGTTGGCCGGCACGTCCCCCTCAGCGGACCGGATGCGCCGGGCGCCGCGCTCGGTGACGATGGGGGCGCCGGTGGCTTCCAGTTCCTCCGGCGTGGGTGGCGGCGTGGTGTTCGCCGCATTGGCCGCCACCACCTTGTTTCCCACGTCCACCGCCGCCAGCGCGGCGTTGCAGAAATCGGTGACCTCGCTGGGACGCAGGTGACGTGGCAGCATAAGCAGCCCGTCCGGCCCCACGCTGATCTGCCAGCCGTTGTAGTCCACCAGGTGCCAGGTCCCGGCAGGGGTCTCGTAGGACCGCACGGTGGCGGTCGGTTCCGGCGCGTCCGGCTCGCTGGCGCCGTTGGTTGGTTCACTCATAACTCACCGCCTCACTAGAAAGGTGCTATCGCCACGTTGCGCTCCATCGGCATGATGAGCAGGAACAGCTGCGCACCAGGCGGGTTGAAGCTGTAGACGCCCAGCGCGCCGTCATTCCACAGGTTGATGTAGACGGTGCCCTGAGCCGGGTTGGTGTGGTTGGCCGGGACGACCGCCTTGTTGTTGAGCGGGGTGATGTTGTCGGCCAGATGGTTGGCGCCGCTGTAGTGCGGCATGATGTTGACCTCGCCGAGCGCATTGCCCAGGCCACGCGAGATGAGCGTGCCGGTGACCGGATCGCCCAGCAGGATCTGGCAGCCGATCATCAGCGGGCGCGAGGACAGCTCGGCACCGCCCATGCCCATGTGGCCCCACACGATGGGCGTCCACGGGAACGGTTGCGGCGGCACCGCGAAGCTGCCGACCGGGGCCTGCTGGCTCATCCCGCTGTAGGAGACGAACGACTGCTCCGGCATCGAATAGAACTGGGTGGAGAACGCCGCCATGGACAGCGGCTTCCAGATCGCCCGCCCGGCGGTGTCCACGTGCCCGCTGCACGCGAAGACATCGCCGGCCACCGGCGCCCTGGTGTGCTCGTCCACGTCCGGCATCCCGTGGATGGGACCGGGGTGGCCCGGCGGTCCGAAGGGCACCGCGAGGTTGTACTGCCAGCTCGGTTCCAGCCGGGTGCCGCTGGTGGCGATGAAGCTGGTGGTGTCCGGGTAGGTGGGGATGGGCTGCGGCTCTATCAGGATCACGTCCGGCTGGATCAGGGGTGCCGGGCCCGGTGCGCCGGTGGTGCCCATCTGGATCGGCTTCCAGCGGTTGCCGTACCAGACGTAGGAGGTGACCGCCGTGATGACGCCATCGGTGATGGTGGATATCTGCCAGTACTTCCCGATGTCGGTGGGGGTGTTGGTCAGGTTCGTCGGCAGGTCGGCGGTGCTGTTCACGATGGGGGTGTCCTGGCGGCGCAGCTGGAAGTCCGCCTTACCGGCGAAGCCACGCGGGCCGACCAGCCCGCTCAGGTCCATGTCGCCCTGGTCGCCCTGGATTTCCAGGTTGGCCGAGTACATATTGGGCGTGTCCGGCGGCGTGACCTCGGTGCTCAGCGCCACCTTGATCACGTAGCTGGCCATGTAGAGCAGGCTGCCGATGGGTGGCGGCTGCTGGATCACGTTGCTGACGGCAAGGGTCATGGCGTACCCATCGTGTCAGCCGTGCCTGGCGTTTTCGGGTTGCCGCGCTGCGGGCGCGGTGCGTCCTCCCACACGATCTTGGGCTTGGTGTGCCACCCGTCCGGCAGCTGCTGGCCCGGTGCGTGATCGCGGATGGCGGCCAGCCGCCGGGTGTCCGGCGGGAGGTACGGGTCGGCGGCGGTGTGCTCCGGCTGCAGCTCCTCGGCCGCGTCGTCCGGCGCGCGGGAGTCGACGTAGTAGTAGGCGTTGTCGTAGGTGAGCCCCGCCTGGTAATGCCGCTTCTTGATGTAGGCGCTGCGCGTGCGCCGGAAGCCGAGCAGCGCCAGCGTCCACGCGATGGCCACCTTGGGCTGCGTCATGTGCACGCCGCTCAGGTCGACGATGTGCCCGTCCGGGTCGTTCGGATAGTCCAGCGCGTTGTAGATGTCGAGGTACGCCTGCTGCACCTTCATCATCTCGATCGCGCGCTTGCGCTCCTCGCCGGTAAGCCCGGCCTGCTCGATGGTCTTGCGGGTCAGCTCGCCCTGATCGCCGAACTGCAGCTTGGGTGGCCCCGCCAGCCGCGCATACGGGTTCGCCGCCGGGAAGGAGTAGCGGCTGCCCACGTTGGTGTTGCGCGGCCCCTCGCCCTGGCCCGGTACGCCCTCGACAATCTTCGTCATCCGAACAGCGTCCCCTGTCCTGCCAGCTCGCCCACCAACGAGTACATCGCAGCCATCGTCTTGAACGCGGCATTGAACGGGTCGCTCTTGTTCTTGTCCTCGCCGATGGAGACCGACACGGTAATCGGCTTCTGCCAGTCCCACTCGCGCTTGATGCCCACCACGTTGTCCACGTAGATGATGCCGTTCTGTTCGAAGCCCACCCGGTCCCCTACGTTGAAGTCCAGGTGGGCGATCCAGGGATGACCGTCGATGGTTTTGGCCTTGAAGGCGGCGAACGCCCGCGTCTTCCAGTCGCCGGATCGCAGGGTGAGGATGGAGGCCAGCGTGTACGCGGTGCCGCTGCCCTTCTCGAAATGCTCCTGCCACGCCATGTCGCCCGCGTACACGGCACGGATGGGATCGGTGAACCTCTCCCAGGCCAGCAAAGTGTTGTCCAGCTGGTTCTGGTAGAGATTGTCGAGTCCTGGGGTGCCCGGAGTCTGCTGTTGACCTCCTGCTCCCACGCCCAGCCACCAGTTGAGCACCATAGAAAGCTGCGCCAGCGCATACCGGATAGCAAACGTCTGCGCTTCGTTGACGATGGTGGGCGATTTCGAGCCGGTCATGATCGTCTTGACCGAGCCCTTGTGCCACGTCAGGTCGGTGGACTCCATGCCGTTGTAGTAGCTGTCCCACCAGATCACCTTGGGCGGTGCCGGTGCGGTGTCGGTCAGCTGCTCCAACAGGTAGGTGCGGTCCAGCCCGGTGGCGTCCTCCACCGGCTCGCCGTTCAGCACCTGGCCGGGGTCGAACGTCTCGCCGGTGCTGGGGTTGATGGCAATGGGCGTGATCAGGTCGTCCAAGGTGATCGCCACTGTGGAGATCAGGCCGTCCGCCGCCGTGCCGGTGGGGCCGGTGACGCCACTGATGTTCTCGAACACGCAGACCACCGCGTTGCGCTGCGGGGCGGTCAGCTTGTTGATGACGCTTTCGATGTCCTCGGTGAGCCCGCCCAGGTCGATGCCCAGCTGGGCCAGCAGGTCCGGGCCCAGGTTGAGGATGCTGGCCAGCTCGACGTTGGGGCTGTCCGGGTCGGTGGTCAGGTAGGTGTAGAAGCGCATCTGGCAGCCGGAGTCGGTGAGCAGATCGCCGAAGACGGAGTGCCAGTCGTTCCAGGTGGCGCCGATGGTGGTCCATCGGGACTGGTCGAGCACCGGGTCCACGAAGGCCGGCTGGATCGGCCACTCGGTGGGCAGCACGTTGAGCACCGCGTCCGGCCCCAGCGGGTTGATCCACCCGGCCGGGTTGGCGATGTTGGTGATGGTGGACCACCCCGGCATGAACAGCCGGGCCAGGTTGACGAACGCGGTGATGAAGCCGATGGTGCGCATCGGGCCCGGCAGCACCCACATGCGCGGCAGCTGAATCTCCGGCGGGAAGATCGGGTTGGCGGCGACCAGCAGGCGCTTGGCGTGCTCGCGGAAGTGCAGCGCGGTGATCTCGATGCTGTGGATGCCCTTGGCGTCCTTCTTGACGTGCAGCTCGGTGATCTTGCCGCCCCACCGGGTGCGCCAGTCCGGCTGGGTGGGGATGGGGTCGATGAGCAGGTTGAGGTCTTCGACGTCCATCGTCTGCTGGGTCATCCAGTTCACCAGCCAGTTGTCGTACAGGATTGTGAGCGTAACCTTGCCGGTGTCGGCGCTCAGGTCCTCCATCGTGCAGGAGAGTTCGCCCATCAGCTCGGTCATGATGTTGAGGTTGCCGTCCGTCACCCGGATCAGCGGGCGCTGGTTACCGGCCTGGATGGTGACATCGCGGATGCCGTTGAGGTAGACCGCCGTGCTGGCCGGTGCGGTCAGCGGGTCCGGCACATCCGGCACGCCAATGCCGGGCACGAAGTCATACAGCCACTGGTCGAATTGCAGCTGGGACTCGGACGCCGTGCTGGCCAGGCCGGGCAGGAAGGTTTCCAGGAATTGCGTCATCAGCGGCTCCGCTTGTACCGCTGCGGCAGCAGGGCGGTGATGACGCCGTTGGGCTCGCTGTGGCCCACGGTGAGCTGGACGGCGGTGCGTGGCGGCACGCTGTAGATGAAGCGGTTGTTCCAGGTCAACTGCAGCGGCAGCCCCTCGTTGGCGATACCTGACAAGAAGAAGTCGAGGATCTGGCTTTGCCGGATCAGGTCGAACAGCAGGTTGTCCTGCGGGTCGTTGGCCGCCGTCAGCGTGCGCTTGCCCGGCTCGGTGTCGCACATATAGGTGCCCACGCTGGGACTGGTGAGGGGCAGCGGCACCAGGCGGCTGGAATCGTTGTCCTGCACGATGGCCTGTCCGGGGCTGGTAACGAAGAACTGCGCGTAGCTGGGCAGGTCGCCGCGGTTGGCCAGCGTGAGGGTTCCCCAGTAGTACACGTCGCCGAGCAACTGGTCGATCAGACCGCCCAGCAGGGCGTCCGGCGGTGGGGTGGGTGTACCGGCGAGGACGGCTTGGAAGGTGCTGTAGAGCGCCACCTTGGTGAAGTACGGGCGGCTGGCGATCCAGGTGATGTCGTACATGCAGGCGTTGTTGCCGAACGCGGTGGCGTCCATCTTCTGTGGCGTCTTGATGGTCTCGAACGGCCGCACCGGGATCCACCGCCAGCCGCTGAAGCGGGTGTAAAGGCCCAGCCAGCCGTCGTTGTTCTCGTCCTGCCCGTCCCACCAGTTGGCCTCGGACATGCGGAACTGGTACTCGGTCATCGGCGGCGCCTGGTTGCCGATCACGATGCCCGCGGTGAACATCCGCTGGCCGACGTTGGCGCGGGCGATGTCGGCGCCCATCACGTACGGCGAGTTGGTGATCACCTGCTCGACTGGCCAGGACTGATCGCCGGTGAGCTGGTTGACGAACCGGACGCCCTGGATGCCCTTGCCCGGCCCGGCCAGGTTGAAGTACTGCTGGGTCGGGCTGATGTAGACGGCGTGCGTCTGCATCCCGCGCAGCTGTGGCGGCAGCTGGTTGAAGGCGGTGGGTCCGGGCGGCGGGATGTAGTGCGCGGCGGTGGTGTTGCCGGAGAAGACGGTGCCGGGCTGGATGAAGGTCGTCATGTCAGCCGCCGCCCGGGACGGTGGCTAACGGTGCGCCGCCGGAGACGGCGGTGGCGCTGGTGGAGTTGCCGATTTCCTTGATCGAGTCCGCGATGGGCGGGGTGGGCGCGAACGGGCTGTTGTTGACGGTGACGTGCAGTGTGCCGCCCACGCCGCCCGGTGTGCCGAGCGGCTGCTCTGCCGGAGCCTGAGAAGCGGACAGCCAGCTCGTGGTGGCGGCGCCATCACCGGCGCCGAACAGGGCATTACCGGCGCCCCACATTCCCCAACCACCCTGACCAGAGCCCGGTGTGACGCCGGGCGGGGGGTTGCCGGGACCAGCCGAGCGAGGCTGCGACGGCGCTTGCGGAACAGGACTGCCGGGGGCACCGGCAGATGGAGCCGGGGCACCGGCCACCGGCAGCGGGGGCGGCGTGAAGTGTTGGGTGCCACCGCCGGTCGGCGGCTGGCCTGAGACGCCGGGCGTCCCCTCACCGGGCCTGGGCTGCTTGCCGAACAGGTCCTTGCCGAGGCCGGGGGCGCCCACGCCGCCGAGCAGGCCACTGAACAGGCTTGAGGGGAGCTGCGCGCCGGGGCTGCCGGGCGGGGCGAACATGCCGGTCTGCACCTGGCCCATGTTCTGCATCAGGCCCGCGCCGACACCGAGGCCACCCATAGCCAGCTTCCAGATCCCCCACTCGGTGAACGGCTTGCCGAACACGTCCGGGAATCCCAGCTCCTGGAAGATGCCTTTGACCAGGCCGGCGCCCAGCTGCTTGGCGTCCTTGTCCTCCTTGCCCTTCTCCTCCGTGGGCGGCTTGGGGGGCGCCTCCTGCTCCTTGATAGTCTGCTCGGCGGTGGCCTGCCCATACTCCTGCCTCGCCTTGACTACCTTGGCGTTTTCCTCCCCTTCTTTCTGGTTGGCGTCGGACACGGCCTTCTTCTGCTTGTCGAGTTCCTCGGCGTGCGACCTGATCAGCTCCGGGCTGTTGTAGAGGCCCTCTAGCCGGGAGAGTTCGCGCTGCTGCGCGGCGGCGGCTTCGTGGGCTGCGGCCTGGTCTTGCAATGCCTGGTCCAGCTCGCCGTAGCGGTCGGTGACGTTCTGCCGGGCTGTCTGGATGCCCAGCTGCCACTGCTCGGTCCGGGCGGTCCAGTCCGCCTGCTGGCGCGGGTCGTAGGCCACGCCCGGCGGCGCCGGACCCCACGGGCTCGGATAGCCGGGTGACTGGGGGCCACCGGGCCCGATCACCGGACCACCGGGACTACCGGCATTGGCACCGCTGGAATCCATCGGCGTGTACGGCGTCGATCCGCCGGTGCCGGTCGTCCCCCGGCTCGGGTCACCGGCAGCCGCACCGGCCGGTGCCGACTCGCCGCCCTGGTACCCGGCTCCCAGGAGCGCGACGGCAGCGGGCGCGGGCGTCGACGAGACGCTTCCAGTGCGGGGTTGCCCAGCGCCCGCGCCCGGACCGCCGCGTGGCGGGAAGCCGCCACCCACGGTGCGGACGTGAACGTGGTTGCGGTGGCTCTGAGTCTCATCGCTCGGGTTGGCGCCGAAGCCCTCGCTGTGGCCGTTCGGGTACCACAGCGTGTTCTGCCAGATGGCGTACTCGACGCCGTACTGCCCGGCATTGGCCATCACCCAGTCCTTGACGGTGGTGCCCTCCGGGTTGTCGGTGCCCACGATGATGTCCACGGCAAGCCCGCTGGCATGTTCGTTGGGTGCGTCCGGCGCGCGGTAGAAGCCCTGGTTGGTGATGCCGAACTGCTGCTCCACCGCGTAGCCCAGCGCGATGGTGTCCACCTGCGCGCCCTGTGTCTGCAGCGGCTGCAAGCTGGCGCCTGGACCGCCTGCGTCGAAGAACTTGGGCTTCTTGCCGCTCCTGACGGCGGCGCGCATCCCGTACATCGCGCCGTGCCCACCCGCTGCGGCCACCTCGTCATCGGTCCACACATGCTCGTTGGGCGCCAGCATGGCGAAGATGCTGTCCTGCCCCTTCCTGCTACCCGGCAGCCACGGGATGTCGCCGCCGCCGTTGAACGGTATGGCCTTGTGCCAGGCGCTGCTGGGCGGGAGGGGCATGGGGAACGGCGGGACCGGCCTGTCGAAATGGGCGCCCGGCGTGGCGAACGGCCACCAGTCGGGTGGGTAGGATCCTCCACCCCCGGTGGTGTTCCAGTCGTCGGGGTCGCGGCCACCGACATCGGCCTGCGCGATCCCGCCGCGCTGGAAACCGAACAGCCGCTTGAGCTTGGGAATCCACACCGCCGGGTCGGCTGATCCCAGGATGTTCTGGCCCGGCGCCTCGTGGGTTATCTCATGCACGTCGCGGGTTTCGCCCGGATCGAGGCTCATGGTGATCGGGTATTGGCCACCGGCCGACTCGCGCAGCTTCTTCCAGATTTGCGCGTTGGGACCGAGGTCGCCGGGCATATCGCTGTTGGGGCGGTGCCCCAACGGGTCGTTGGGGTCTATGGGTTCGCCGGAGAAGTCGATCTCGCCGCCCCCCTGGAAGCCGACCGCGCCGCCAAGCCGCCAGCCGGCGATGTCGGAGAGGATCTTCTTCGAGCGCTCGCTCGCGGCGTGCCCGAACGTCGACCAGAATCCCTTGTCCGGTGAACTTTCCGGGGGGCTGGCGCTGGGTAGCGCGGTGTAGGCAAGGGATGTCGAAGCTTTGCCGCTGCCCCACCTTGTTGGCAGTCCAGGCATCTCCCCGCCCAGCGCGATGAGCGGGTCGACCAATCCCTGGTTCTCGAAGAAGCTACCCAGCTTCCTGCCTTCGCCGCCCCTTCCCCAGCCACCGAGCGGGAACGCGCCCGAACCGCCCCAGAACTCGGAGGGCGACTTGGGTGCGGTGCTGGCGCCGCCGTGCGCAACCGTGCCCGGCTTCCCCCCCTCCGGCGCTGCGGGTGGAGGAGTGACGGCGGCGGCGGTGGTGCTGGGCATCGGACCCACAATGGGGACGCCGCTGGCATCGCCGGGCACCCAATACTTCTTGCCGTCCTGCGTGTACGGCACCCAGGTCTTGGTGCCTGGTGGGCCGGAAGGGGTGGGCAGGCCGCCACGCGCCTTGTTGAACTCCTCGTCCGTCAGCGCGACCACGCCCGGCGGCAGACCCGCGACCACCGGTTTCGGTGGACCGCCCGGCGTACCGGCGGCTGGTGGGCCGGAAGCCATCTGAATGGAGGGGGGCACCTGCACGGCGCCGAATCTGCCGACACCACCCTGCTTGGTGAGTACCAGGACGGTTTGGCCCTGCTCGGTGGATTCCTGCGGCACCCACTCGTAGCCGCCGGGCGCCTCCGGCGGTCCGGCGCTGGAAACGGTGGGGCGCGCTGTCCCGGCGGGCACCCAATAGACCTGACCATCCGGCGCGTGGTAGTAGCCCCAGCCGCCGTGGTCCGTCCAGCCACCTACGGGTGCGGCGATGGTGGATGCTCCCGGAGCACCACCAGGAGCGGCGGGTGCTGCCGGAGCAGCCGGAGCAGCCGGAGCAGCCGGTGCAGCGGGGGTTACAGGCTGACCATGCTTGGCATCGCTCGGCCCAAAGACCTCCACCCCCTCACCGTTGTACCAATGCAACTTCCCATCCGGACCCGTCAACAATTCGGATGCCAAGCCGGGCTTGGCCTTTGGTCCGGTAGCCGCCGGTGCAGCCGGAGCGGCCGGGGCAGCCGGGGCAGTGACGCCGGGCAGCGTTGGGATACCGAGGCTGCCCGGTGTGGGGACGGGTACCGGGGCCGGACCGGGAGCGGGCGCCGGTGCTGCCGGAACGCCACCCGACTGCTGGGTGATGACCGCCGAGGGTGCGCTCGGTGGGGGCGGTCCAGCGGGAGTTGCCGGCCCAATGACAAAGAGCGGATTGCCAGCGGTTCCCAGTGGAGCCGGGGCTGCCGGGGCGCCCGGGACAACGGGACCGCTGCCGGGAACTGTAGGAACGCCCTGCATAGCAGCGACAACTCGTTGGACGTAATCTGCTGGCTGCTGGTCACCGTGGTAATCGACTACGCCACTCTGTCCGACGAGCCTGGCGATCCACGCCGCTTTGTCCTGATCGGTGCCGCCAGCCGGGTATGGACCAGCTACGGAGGCGCGCCTCTGGAACTGGTCGGCCAGTGCGTTGACGTGGGTTTGTAGATCAGAGCCGCCGATCTCGCTATCGACGAAGCCCAGTGTTGGAACACCGGACGGGTTTCGACCTTCGACCTGGCTGAAGCCCTGGATGAGCCGGATTTGATCCGGGGTGAAGCCCTTCGCCCGCAGCGCGGCGACCAGTGCTGTGTCACCGGCAACCGGGGCGCCGGGGGCGCCGAGCGACGACGGCGCCCCGCCGACCGGTGTACGCACCGGGCCACTCGGACCAGCGGGCCCGTACTCCGGCACCGTCTGGCCGGTGCTCGGGTCCACCACCACGCCCTTGCCGGGGCCGACCTTGGGATTCAGCGTGACATCGACGCTGCCGGGCTCCACCAGCTCGCCGGATGTCTTGACGTCTTTGCCCTCGCGCTGCGGGTCCATCTCCACCGGCACATGCTTCGGGTTCTTGGCGGCTTCCTTGTACCACTCGTCCCACTTGTCATGGGCCTCTTTGTTGGCGAACTCGATGGCGGTGATAACGCCCTCGGTGTTCGTCTTGATGTCGATGCCCATGTTGTGCAGCTTGTTCGTGACGTCCTGCCACTGCGCCGGGGTGCCCAACAGCTTGAGGTTGAACGGCTGCTCGGCGGTGCCGCCCATCAGCTCGCCCTGCGCGTTCTTGATCTGGTCGAATGCGGGCTTCAGCTCGCCGTTGATCTTCTCGGTGAATGCCGAGGTGACCTGCAGGTTGGCCTCCATCGCGCCGCTGGCATCTTGTATGGCCCTTGTCACCTGCGGAATATCGTTGCGCGCGACGCCCTGCATCCGGTGACCGAGATCCTCGGCGATGTGCGTGAAGTCGAAATCGTCGATCTTGGACAGGCTGCCCTGCACCTGGTCGATGGCGTCCTTGGCGCCCTTGAACTTGTCGCCGATGAACGGCAGGTCGTTGAGGACGCTAAGCAGCAGCTGGAACGGCGCGATGATGGCCGAGATGGTGCCGATCACCATCTCCTTGAGCGGGTTGAGGAACGCGGATACCAGCACCAGCGAGTCGCCGATGAACTGCACGATGCTGCCCGCCGCCTGCATGATGTAGGTCGCGACCTCGGTGCCCCAGTGCAGGATCTTGTCCTGGTTCTCGGTCAGCCAGTGCGAGATGTTGTTGCTGGCGTCCACCAGTCCGTGGGCCATGTTCTCGCCCAGCGGTGCCAGCGTGGCCTTGGCCTGCTGGCTCAGCTTTTCCAGGGCGTCGTCCAGGCTCTGGGTGGCCTCGACCGCTTCCTTGGCGGGTGTCTCCAAGCCCTCCAAACTCTTCATCACGCTGGGCAGGTCGAGGATGCCCTTCTTGATGTCCTCCAACAGCAGCGGGGTGGCGCGCTGGCCGAACGACTTCTCGAACATCTTCGCGGCTTCGTTCATCTCGCCGCGATCCATCAACTGCTTAATGCCGATGATCTGGTCGTTCAGCCACGACTTCGGGTCCTCGCCGGACTTGGTGGCCTCCTTGAACGCCTGGGTCCACATGAAGACCGCGCGGCGTGCGGGCTCGCCCTCCTGGGCCATCCGCGCGAAGAAGGTGCCCGCCTGCTCGGCGGTGTACCCGAAGGCACGCATGGCCGGGCCGACCTGCTCCATCTCGCTGATCATCTGGTCCATCGAGATGCCGGTGAGCCGGGCGGTGTTGCCCAGGATCGTGAGCATGTCGTTGGCCTTGTCGCTGCCCACGTTCCAGGCGTTGATCACCCCGGCGAACTTGGTGGCGTCGAAGTGGCCGAGAATCTCCTCCATCTCGGCGAAGTTGGTGGTCAGCTCTTTCAGCTGCTCGGGCGAGAGGTCCTTGATGTTGCTGTTGAGACGCCCGATGGCTTCGGACACATCGTCCAGGTGCACGATGGCGCCGGAGTCCATAATGTCGCGCACGGCGGCGGTCAGGCCCTCGATGTTCTCCGGATCCAGGGTGCTGGCCGCGATCTTGCGGGACACCTCCAGGTAGGTGTTGCCGACTTCCAGCAGCGACGACATGTATTCGCCGGCCAAGCCCTTGAACTCGTCGAAGATGGCGAACACCGCGCCGAACGCCTGCTCGGCCTCCCCCAGCACCATCTTGACCTGGGCGCCCAGCAATGGGATGTGCCCCACGGTGTCGTCTATCAGGGTGTTGATCGCCGTCAGCGGCACCTCGAACGCGGTCTTGAAGCCCTCCTCCACCACGTTGAAGGCAGCCATGACGTTGGGCATTTTGCCTTCGAGGAGGGAGGTGAACCCATCCATTAGGGTGTCGGCTGCCTCCTTGCCGACCTTGGCGAACGCCGCGATCTCCTTGTTGGCGTACTCGAGAATCTTGGCCTGTGCGTGTACGGCGAGTTCACCGGCGGTGATGATGCCAGCGGAGAGGGCCCCGCTGAACAGCTTTCCGGCCAGCGCCCCACTTGCCGCCGCCTTGTCGGCCATGTTGGCGTAGACCTTGTCGTACGACGGCTTCAGGCCCGGCGCCAGCTTGTCGGCTTCCTCCTTGTACGCCGCGTTATACAGCGCCGAGGCGTCCTTGCCCATGCCGCTGAACAGGGGCGCGAAGGACGAGAGGACCGGGATGTTGGAGATGATCTTGCCCAGCTCCGGCGCCAGCCCGTTCTGGAACGACTTGGCGAAGTTGGTGGCGGCGGTCGCGCCCAGGCCCGTCGTCTTACTCAGGCTGGCCGCGATGGAGGGCACCAGGCCCTGCTCAAAGGTGTTGATGAACTCCTGGTGGAACTGCTGCCCGGTCTGGTGCGCGATGGTCCTGATGGCCGGGTTATTGAGCAACGCACGGAAGGAACCGGCACCGGAGATGCGGGCGGTCAGCGCCGATTCAAACTGCCCCCCGATCTCCTGGGCCAGCGTGGGAAACGCCGACTTCACCGTTCGCATGCCGCGCTGGAACGATGCCGGGATCTGTTTCTCGAAGGTGTCGTTGATCCCGAAGGCGACCTGCTCGGAGAAGCCGCGGGCGAACTCCGTGCCGGTCTTCGCTCCATGCTGTGCCACGCCTTGCGCCGATGCACCGGCCAGCACGCGGGTCAGGCTCTCGGTGGCCGAGCGGCCCATCGCGTCCCCGGCGATGATGCCGGCCTGGCGGAAGCGCTCCTGCAGACCTTGCAGGGTGGGCAGGACTGATACCCAGAGTTCCGCGCCTACGCTGGGATCGGTCATATCGTCCGCACCCGGTTAGCGCCCACCTTCTGGCTCTGCGCGTATCGCTTGAGCTGCTTCTCGTCGAACTCGTCCCAGGTCATCACGTCGGCCTGGAAGAAGCCGCCCGGCTTGGGTGCGTGTGTCCGCTGATCCACGCCCGGTCGCGGGTAGGGCTGGGTGATCTTGGCGATTCCGGCGTCGCGTTCCTGCATGTTGGCCAGCAGGTGCGCCTCGCGGGACCAGCCGCCGTCCAGGAAGAACCGCACCGAGGTCTGCGGGTGTGCGCCCACGACGATGGACACCATTTCTCCGAACGTCAGGGTGGTGAACATATCGCTGACGCGGTAGCCGAGAGCGATGATGTCCCGGACCAGCGCGTGCCAGTACTTCCTGATGACCGACGCCAGCATCAGGATTCCCCCGGCGGTCCCACCCCCTGCGGCATGAGGACACCCATGAACCAACCGTTGAGGAAGCGCGCCAGCTCACCCTCCGGCAGCCGCACCACTCTGCGCTGGATGTCCCGGGGGATGTTGGCACGCTTCATGTACCGGAACGCCTGGTGCATCGGGTCGAGGTCGTCCAGCTCCCAGAAGAACTCCACGTCTGCGTTCAGCGTGGTGATGTGCGGCGCGACGATGGGATCCATGCTGTCGCCCACCTGCACGGTGTTCGGTCTGAAAACGTAGACGTCGATATCGCCGTAGGGATGCTGGATAGGCGCTGGCGCCTGGGCCACCGGGACCGGAGGTGCATCACCGGGCAGCGCGGGCGTGGTCGTGGGTTCAAACCGCTCGGGTGCTCGTAGCTCGGCCTCCGTAGCCGGGGCGATGGGCACGCCGGTGGCGTGCCCATTCGTCCTCGGTTTGGCGGCCTTACGCGGTGCTGTGGTCTTGCGTTTGGCCGAAACTGTCACGGTGCAAGTACTCCATCGTTGAGATATTCGTACGCATGGTTATTGAACGTGTCCGGGAACGGTTTCAACGTGAAATCGTAAGCGGCCAGCGCCTTGTGCACCCAGGTCAGCGGCCCGACGAGGGTCAGACGGCCATAGGGCACCACCAGCCTCATGCTCATCTGCATGTAGTAGGCGTCGATGACCCAGCTGCCGAAGTCGAGCAGCTGCGCGTTCAGCTTGGACGTGATGCCGGTGCCGGTGGTGCTGGTGGCCGGTGTCACCGTCACGTTGTCGGTGCCGTGTGCGGCCTTGGCCACGTCGGCGTTGACGAACTGCAGCAGCTTGAACTTGAGGGTGATGCCGTACTTGTCCTGCAGCACGGCGATCAGGTCGCCACCCCAGTCGTTGATCTCGGTGTTCGGGCGCTCCTCAGTGCGGTCCACACCGGCGTCGGAGACGCGGCCGAGGGTGATGAATCCGGGGTCCAGTGGCGTTACCGCGTCCGTGGGCAGCGCGGTGCCCAAGGGCGCGAGTAGCACGCCGCCGGTGATCTTAGGACTAGGTGCCGCGACTTCCTGAACATCGCTGATCACCGTGGGTGGCGTAACTGTGGTCATTTGTCCTCCTTGTTCGGGTAGGGATGGCCCGCGCACAGAATCCCAGCGTTACGCGAATCGCGTAGTGCGACACGCGCGCTGCGGGGGTGGAAAATCAACTCGCCACTACACTTACCGGCTAAGTGATGTTGGAGGCGCTGTGAGCAGGGGCCTTGGAAGCACTGAGCGCGCCATCCTGGCGGAGCAGTTTTTGCGCCCGCACACTTTCCTCACCACGCACCAGCTGGCCAAGCATCTCGGCGTCTCCCAGCAGCAGATTTACCGCGCCGCGCGCTCGCTGGCAGACAAGGAGCTGGTCGAACTCACGCTAGAGCCGGAGCTGCGCATCTGGCGCGTGGGCGCGACCGAGCGGCGCCGTGCGTACGCGCGTTCGATAGGTGCGGACTGGTCCGAGAAGGAGGTGCGCCGACCGGGGCACTGCGGGCCGGACTGCCAGCGCAACCACGTGGGCGCCGACAAGCAGCACTTCGCCTAGCTAAGCGCCTTGCCCATCACCCGCCACATCACCATGCCGCGGTAGCGGGTTAGGTCCACATATGGATCGCCGAGGCGGTGCGAGAGCCCGCTGGCCCGGCTGTACGTCACGTAGTACGCATCGCCGTTGCGCAGCGTGATGGTCTGGCCCTGCGCGGCGGCGCCCCAGGCGATGGCGGTGGCCAGGTTGTTCTCGGCCAGCGTCTCCTGCGGGTTGGGCGCGTAGCTGTGCAGGATCAGCGTCATGTCCCACAGGTACCAGTTGGGCCGCTGGCTGCCGCCGCCGGACTGCAGGCGCAGGAACTCGGTCACGCTCACCTGGTTGGGCGCGGGCTGCGGGTTGCGGGTGACGACCGGGATGGACATCAGCGGGCTGAAGTAGGCCGCGCCGAGGGATTCGATGGGCGGCGGCTGGGTGACGGGGAACGGGGTGGCGGCCGGTGCGGTCATATCTCCTCCTCGCCGACTTCCTCGACGACGCGCGCGATCTCGGACGCGGTGACCTCCTCGCCGGGGGCGTCCTCGTCTTCCTCGATCTTGGGGTCGGAGCCGACCATGGCAGCCGCCACCATGAGTGTCGCGTGTGCGGCGTCGTCCACCTTGGCCTTGTAGTTGGCGGGCAGCACCAGCACCTGCGGGCGGGTGAAGCCGGGTGTGTCCATGTAAATGGAGGTGTAGACCGCGCCCTCGGTAATGGCCATGCCGTTGGCGATGTCCGCCACCTTCTGCCCGCGTGCGCGCAGCGCGTCCCGCACGTACTGCTCGCGCAGCATGGCCTCGAAGACGGCCGGGTCCAGCTTGATGTAGTGACCGTTGCCCACGTCCATCGGGTGCGCGTCGACCTCGATCTCCTCGTCCGGGGCAATCGTGCCGTCGCCCCAGGACGCGGTATCGGAGATTGCCGGGGCATCGCCCCACGCCGGGCCGTCGGTCATGTCACCCGCCGCAGCTTGACGATGCCGCCGAACAGCGCGAGCAGCCACGGCCACGGGCCGGTGCGCTCGTCGCTCGGCACGCCGTCGACCCAGAACGCGATGCCGCTGTCGCTGACCCAGGTGCCGGTGTCGTCGAAGTCCGGGTAGAGGTACACCAGGTCGTCCGGGTCGTACACCGTGGGGTCGGCCACCGAGATATGGATGGTGGTCTCGGTGCGCAGCAGGTAGTCCGGGCTGATCACCTCGCGGCTGGAACCGCGCCGGCCAAACTGCGTGATGGACATGACCTTGCGCATCACCGGCGTGCCCACCACCAGCGGCGGGTTGTTGTGGTCGTCCAGCGGCCCGTTCGGGTCGATGGCACGCGGGACATGCACCACCGGCCACGGTGAGGCGATGATGCTCACTTCACACCCGGTATGCGGTACGGCGCCAGCCGGTTCTTCTGGTTGGTGGTCAGGCTGCCCACCGTCCCGGTGCCGCTCTCGCCATTGGCGCCGCCCGCGCCCAGCACCAGCCGGAAGCCGGGGGAGGCGACCTCCTTCACGTTGGTGCTGCTGGGCAGCGTGGCGCCAGCACTGCCGCCGACCGAGCCGCCGCCGCTGGCCTGCACCGTCTCGAAGGCGACCTGCTTGATGTCCTCCGGCACCGCCGGGTAGCCGTGCGTGAGGGTGACGGTGGCGATGCCGCCGTTGCTCATCGGCAGGTAGTACGGGCCCGGCTCGTAGTAGTAACCGGCGTACCAGGCCGAGCCGAAGAAGGCTTGGCCGATGGGCTGGATGAAGCCCTGCTGGAACCAGACGTAGGACGACGGGTCCAGCAGCTGTGGGTCCTGCTGCGGGTTGGCCTGCACGTACACCGCGGCGACATCGGTGACGTAGAGCGAGGGCAGCATGATGACGCCCTGCTGGCCGATAGGAACCTTCTGCAGCGTCTCCGTCACGCTGGGCGCGATGTGCCAGCCGCAGTAGGTCCGTATCGTTGCGCCCGCGCTGCGCATCAGGTAGTCCGGATCGCCGCTGATGAAGGCGGTCCAGTCGGGGTCCTGCACGCTCAGTAGGTCCTGCACGGGCTACCTCTTTCGACGGCAGGATCTATTGTGCGTCGTCCTGCTCCAACAAGTCGATCAAATCGGCCTTACGGGCAGCCGATGCATAGTCGATGCCGCGTGTGTCGAGCTCGGCTTTGAGTTCGGCCACGGTCATGGACTCGTACGCGGCGTCCTCGGCACCCTCCACACCCACATCCCCGTTGGGTTCATCCACATCCCCGTTGGGTTCGTCGGTGTCGTCGGGTGCGTCGGGCTCAACCTCCTCGTCGGGTTGCGCGCCCTCATCCGCAGGCGGCGCTACTGGCGGCTCCGGTGCCTCATCCTGCCAGTAGCGCCCCACCGCCGCCGCTGCCTCCTCGGGAGTCAGCGACGCGGGGGGAAACGCCTCTCGAACTTCGGCCATTAGAACGTCGGTGCGGTCAGGCCGGTGATCTCGACGACCGACTGCGGGTACCGCGCAGCCGAGAAGGCGAGGTAGTTGTAGATCTGCAGGAGGACCGTCAGGTTGGCGGCCTTGGTCTCCGGCAGCACGCGGGCACGCACGCCCGACTCCCACAACACGATGTCCGATGCACGCAGCACGTAGATCGGGTCTTCGTTGGTGCCGGTGCCCAGGTTCGTCTCCAAGTTTGGATCGGTGACGACTGGCAACCCGTGCATCTGGCCGACCACTTGCTGGCTGGCCACGTCGGTGAGGATACCGGCGGCGTTGAACGGGTTGTTGGCGGCGGGCAGGAACAGCGGGCGCTGTTGCCCGTCCAGCAGCGAGAGGAACCAGCCCCACCGGCGCGGGTGCATCACGATCACCTCGGGCGGCAGGAAGCGGGTGGTGTGCACGGTTTGGATCGCGTTGGCAATCGCCGAGTACACGCCCGCCGTGGTCACGGCGCTGGCCGGTACCGAACCGATGTTCGGGGTCAACCGCACGCCGAGCACCTGGCCGTTGGCGCCGGTACCGGAGAGGCACTGGCGGTCGGTCTGGCTGGCGTGGTCTGCCACCAGGTCACGGAACACCACGTCATCGAACGCGATCGGGCTCTGGTCGATGAGCTGGATGGCCACACCCTGCTGGCCGCTGATCGTCCGCACGGGTGCGTTGATGAAGGTGTCCGTCAGGTCCACGTCGGCAACAGGCGCGTTGTCGGCGGTCTGGATGGCCGTGCTGGTACCGGTCAGCAACTTCGGGATGTTGATGCTGTCGGTTCCACCGGGCAACGGCTGGCGCTGCACCAGGTTGGCGAATGCCCGGCCCGGACGTGCCAGCTCAATGTACTGGTTCATCAGCCACGCGGGCGGGACGGCGTAGCCACCGCTGCCGTCCACCCGGGACAGGTCGCGGAACTCCTTGTAGTCCGGGCTGGTGCGCACGTCCTGGGCGTGCCGCATCAGGCGTTCCCGGGACTCGCCGGTGTCGTCGATGTTCAGCGTCAGCTTGATGAGGTCCTGCATGTAGGACCGGCGCGGGTCGCCCTTCTGGTAGATCTCCTGCTCCTTGACCCGAGTAACCGTGTTCTCGGCCTCGCGGATCGCGACCAGGTTGCGGGTGATGCTGCCGGTGCGCTCGACCTCGGCGCGCGTCTCCTCGATGCGCTCGTCCAGGCCGGTGATGTCGTCGCCGAGCTCCTTCATCTGCTTGGTGTAGTTGCGCAGCTCGATGTCCTCCTGGACGTTCAGGGTGGGACGCCCGGCGCTGCGTGCCTCAAGCAGCACCGCCTCGGCCTTCTCCTGAATGCCCTCGCGCTGGCGCGCAAGCTGGCCACGGCGCTGCAGCATCCGCTTCAGGTAAGCCTCCAGGCCACCGGCGGGGTTGAGTGGATCGCGGTCCTCGGGTACGTCGAGGCGGTCCTCGATAATGGTCATTTGGGATTCCTTCGATGAGAAAAGGTGGCACGGCCCCATGACCGCAAGACGGCGGCCTTGACCGATGTGAACGAGACGCCCGCGGGACCGTGCCGGTTGGTGGGGGCCGTGCCAGCCTCGCCCACCACGTCTGGAAGGAAATCTTGCGCGCGCTATGCCCCGGCAATCAAGCCGACACGCCAGCGCGCCGCGCCTCAACCTTGCGCCGGATCAGGTCGCGCATCACCCACGCCCTGCCATCCGCGTGCCGGTACGGCTCATACAGCGGCTTGTTGCGTTCGCCGTCGCGGTCCCAGCCGGGGCTGTCGGCCACCGCGTCGATGTACTTCTCGGCCTGGGTGTTGTGCTCGAAGGCGTAGACGCAGCCCTTGAGCCGCCGCGCCTTGGAGAGGGTGCGCACCACCGTGGTGAAGGCCACGTCCTCCCAGCCCCAGCCGATGAACTCGGAGGGCTGGCCGCCCAGCCGCCACCACTCCTTGGTGCTGGCGACGATGCAGCCGCCCACGCCCGCCACGCCGTCGCCGTCCCAGGTGTTGACGTAGGGCACGCTGGCCAGCTCTGCCAGCGGGTAGTCCAGGTACTGCGGCAGCAGGATGCGGTATTTGGTGAACGGCCACCAGACCCCCACCGGGTCGGCCACCGCGCGCAGGATGTTCAGCGGGTCGCACAGCGTGTCGGCGTCGGACACCACCACCACGTCCGTCTTGGCTTTGCTGACGGCGTTGTTGCGCGCCTGTGCCAGCGAGAAGATCTCGGTGTCGCTGTCGGCGGTCACCACCGGCCAGCCGAACATCTTCCAGAACCGCTGCACCCGGTCGAACGCCGCCAGCCGAGAGGGGGTGGGGCGCCACGGGATGCAGACGGTGGCCCGCAGTTGCTTGCCCAGCTCCGGCAGTACCATCGCCGGTTGCGCCAGGTCCAGCGTGCCGGTGGGGATGGGCCAGCCGCGCTTGCCGGTGGCGAAGACCAGCAGGTTCTGCCGGTACCACCACTCCACCCGCTGGTCCCACCACAGGTGCTCCCGCAGCATGTCGAACGGGTGGTAGCCGTGCTGGGCGAACAGCTTGGCCCAATAGGACGGCCACTGCTCGTTGACGTGGCCGCAGCCGCCTTGACCGGGCACCGCTGCGGAGAACACCACCACGTCGGCGTGCTTGCACAGGCTGGCCACCAGCGTCTTGGCGTGCCGCGCCCGCAGGTGCTCGCCCACTTCCAGGCACAGCGCCATGTCGAACCGGCGTCCCAGGTCCAGCGGCTTGGTCAGGTCGCGCGGCAGAAACCGGTCTGCCGGGATGCGCAGCTGGCGGCGCGGCACGTAGTCGCCGTCCACCCCGACCGACTGCGGCCACTGCGCCGCCCAGGTGCCGACGCCGCAGCCCACGTCGAGGACGGTGATGGGGTGCAGCAGCCGGTTGAGCAGGGGCGCCACCACGGCAGCGGACGCCGCCGAGCCACCGGCCTGCCAGCCGTACCAGTCGGCGTCGTAGGTCACTGCACGGGCATGTCGTAGCAGACGGCGATGTTGCGGTACCGGGTGCCACCGGAGGAGGTCTCATTGGCCATGTTCAGGCAGATCTTCTCGGCGTCCTTCTGTGACATGGGGGCGGTCACCCGCTGCATCCACACGGTGCCGGTCCACTCGTCGCAGCGGACCTGGTATTGCCTCACGCCAGTTGCCGCAAGTACCCTGCCGCCTGGTCGAGCGTGGGCAGATCAGGCAGTTCGCCTTCCTTGCGCAGCTCGCGCAGCCGGTCGTCCACATTCAGGGTGATCTGCTCGTCGCCCATGCCGTCCACGTCGTCCTCGTCGTCGTGCACGTCATCCACCTGCTGCGGCGGGTTGGCCATGGCGCGCTGGTCGTCCTCGTCGTCGTCCGGCTCGTCGTCGTCCGGCTCCTCGCCCTTGGCGCGCAGGTGCGAGCCGTTCTGGAAGTTCGGCACGAAGGTGCCGGCGCCGGTATCTCCCGGTCCCGGCACCGGCACGTCTCCGGCGTGCGGGCTGGCCGCCACATGCAAGGTGTCCAGTGCGGGCATGTTGGCCGGGTTGACCTCGGTCTGTCCCGGCTGCGGTGCGTCGGTGGTGTACGGGGCGTAGTGCGGATCCGGGTTGTCGCCCAGCGGCTGCCAGTCGTATCCGGGTCCGGCCCAGCCGCGCCCGCTGCCCTGGATCGGGGCACCGGGTGTGGGTGAGCTGACGAACTGGCCCGACTGCCGGAAGGAGGGCAGCGGCACCCGGCTGCCGTCGCTCATCACCGCGACCAGGGTGGTGCCCCCGGTCATGCTGCGCACCGCCTCGACGGCGCACACGTCGGCGTTGTTGATGCCGGGATCGATCATGCGCGGCACCACGTCCACGTAGGCGGCGGCGACCGCCTTGTCCTCGCTCACGTCGTGCCCATGCTCCTTCATCGCCGCCTTGATCTTGCTCTTGATCGACGCCAGCTGCTCGGCGGTGTAACCCTTCTGGTTCTTGGGCATGTTGATGTAGCTCCACGCGGCCTGCACATGGGCCTCGTCGATGGGGTAGCGCTTCACCCCGTTGCCGTCGTGCGCCTGCTTGCCGTCCGGGCCCAGGTAGCCCGGGTCCGCGTACTTCACGTTGCCGTACTTGCCGGTGGCCCGGTCGTTGGCGCACGTCACGCACTGCCCCTCGTACAGCAGGTGGCTGCCGTCGAAGTTGACCATGGTGCCGCGCTTGCCGTCGTCGTCCTCGTTGTCGTCGTCGGCTTTGCCGCCGCCCTTCTTGAACGGTGCGGCCTTCTTACCGGCGAAGGCCTTCTCCTCCTCGTCGTCCGGCTCGTCCTCGTCGGCGCCGGTAGCGCGCCAGGCCCGCTGCAGCGTCTGCAGGGCGTCGAGCAGTTGGGTGCGGTCCATCTTGCGCACCTCCAACAGGCCCTCGTTGGACAGGCTGGCCAGCGCGCCCACCGCGTCGGTGGACATGATGGCGTGCGTGTTCGGGTTCATCCCGTAGTTGACCACCGAGACATCGCCCTTCTGCAGGCTCAGCTCGGTGATCATCCGGTGGCTGAAGCTGTCGTTCCACTGCTGGTCCTTGACCCGGAAGGAGAAGGACATCTCGTCCAGCAGCGGCTTGCGGGCCTCAGTGCTCTGCATCTTGGGCGCAATGCGCTGCACGTCCGGGTCGTTCGGGTCCAGCAGTGCCCGCATCTTCAGCCCGCGGCTGTCGGTGCTGAGGAACAGGTTGCCGCTCTTGGTCCGGGCCAGCGGCAGCCCCTCGTGGTTGACCAGCAGCATCAGGTCCGGGCTCTCGGCCAGCGTGCGGTCCATGGCACGCTTGTCCAGCTGCTCCACCCAGCCGCCGCGCTCCGGGCCGCCGTAGCAGTCGTACGGCTCCCAGGTGGCGGCGTACCCCTCCATCACCAGTTGGCCGCTGGCCGCGTCCTTGCGCAGTTCCAGCGGTTGGGCCAGCGCACGGCGCTCCGGAACGTCGATCAGCTTCAGGCGATTGCGGTGGTCCATGGTGTCCTCTTTCATCGTCGGGCGTAGCCGTTTCCGTTCGGCGGGTATGGGTAGTATCCGGCGGCGACCTGGGTGTCCTGCTCACCACCGGCAATGGGCTCGCTATCCGGCCGCTCCGCTGGCGGCTTGGTGGGCAGCGGCGCACCGGGCGCGGCGGGCATGAAGCCGAGCGGCGCGTAGTTGACCGGCTGCAGGTAGATGTCGCCGGTCTTGCCGATGGGCTCCAACTGCTCGCGGTTGCGCACCTCGTTCACGTTCAGCCAGCCGCTGTGGATGGCCTGGTCGTAGGCGGCGTAGCGGGTCTTGATGTCCCCGCGCAGCAGGTTGTTGTAGTCGAACCGGACGTACTGGCCGCTGGGCAGCAGGGAGGAGAACACGGATTCGATGGGCGACGTCCAGCCCCGGAAGGTGTAGGTGATGGCGCCTATCGTCTGCTGCTCGATGCCGGTGCCCCAGCTGGTGGACTTCTCCACGTCGCCGATCATGTGCGGCGGTATCCCGTACATCATCGCGATGTCGCCGCGCTGGAACCGGCGGGTTTCCAGGAACTGGCTCTCATCCGGCGAGATGGTCAGGTTCTGCCACTTGAAGCCGCCGGTGAGGATGGCCGGCAGTCGCCGCCCGCCGTGGGTGGCGATCCACGCCTGCTGCTGGCGCGTCACCGCCGCGTCGTCCAGGTCCTGATCGGTCATCAGCATCCCGCTGGGGTTCGCGCTCTCGCGGAAGTAGCGATAGCCGTACTCCTCGGCAGCCAGCCCCATGCCAATGGCGACCGCCGCCTGGCGCACCGGGCTCAGCCCCCACGGCTCGCCCGGCATGGTGAAGCGGCGGATGTGCACCATGTCCTCTTCCGGCACCCGCTGGCCCATCACCCGGTAGATCGGGTCGAACCACATCAGGATGTCCGGCCTGCGTTCCAGGAACACCGAGTCCGGGTGCAGCGGCAGCAGCGCGGTGGGCCGCATCAGCTTGTCCCAGCTGGTCACCATGCCGTAGAAGTTGCCGCGCAGCGCCAGCGACGCCACCATCTGCCACTTGTACTCGAACAGGTCGAAGCCTGGGAAGGGCTGGCGCAGAATGGCCGGTTGCGGGTTGACCTCGACCGGCACCCCGTTGCCGTCCCGCCGGTACGCCTTCCACGGCAGGCTGGCGATGGTGTCGGCCAACAGCCGCACGCAGGCCATGACGGTGAGGTTGGACATGGCGCGATGCACGCCCACGTAGTCGTCCAGCACGCCCACGGCTGGCGGCGGCACGAAGTTGGACGACGTCAGGGTGCGCTGCTCCGCAACCCCTGCCGATGGCCGTTGCACCAGGCGGCCCAGGATGCTCATACCGTTACAACGGTCCAGTCCTGGACGTGGCCCCGGTCGCACTGCCAGTTGTCATCGTCCACCCGCGTGTACTCAATCGGTCCGGTGCGGCCCTCGGCCTCGCATTGGGTGCACTTCATCGCTAACCCTTCGTCTACTGCGGCGGATTGTCCCACTACTCTGCGTGATTGAGGCCTGTCGCCACGCCCAGAACGACGAGAGCAACGCCTCCCACGACCAGCGCCAGCCATAGGGCGATCAGACCGCATCCGACCGTAATTGCGACGATTCCGGTCAATTGCAGCGCATTTGCGACAAAATCCCGCCAATTTACCTCGGCTTTTTTCGACTCTGCCGGGACATTGGAAAGTACCGCTTGTGGTGGGGTGGGCGCGTTTTTGGTCCGTTTACCCCTCGGGCGCCCTCGGCGGCGTACTACCGTGTCCAGCTCTGTTGGTGGCCGGATCGGCGGCAGGTTCGGATCGTACAAACGTTCGCTACCCAGCCGCTCCCCAATGGGCACGTCGGCCTTCATGTCCTCCGGCTTCACGGCCTCCGGCTGCCAGATCACTTTCCCCATTTCTCCTCTGCCTCTCTCTCCCATTGCGCCAATGTCTCCTCGTCCGGCCACGCATGTATCTCCGGGTGGATGGGCTCGACGAAATTCTCCGACAGCCATACCGCTGCCGCGCACGCGACCAGTGGCGCGGCGTCCACCGGGCTGTTGCGGCGGTCGAAGATCCAGGCGTCGTTGACCCGGCGGGAGAGGGTCGACGCCGCCGCCCGGTCCAGGACGAGGCTGGGCCTATGGAAAACCTCGCCCTGGACGATCTTGTCGTAAAACAGGCCGCAGCCGCCGGTCAACTCGGTGCCGGGGCCCCACTCGACCACCGGCACCCCGGCATCCTGTAGCTCGGTGATCATCCCGCTGGCCGGTGCGCCGGTCTTCTGCACGGCCACACCCTTCCACTTCGTCTTCCGCTCGGCCAGGTACGGCACCACCCAGTCCGTGCCGCGTGCCGCCTGCGCGATCTCGATGTGCAGGTAGCCGTCCGGGCGCTTGGCGGCCACGGCGATGTAGGAGTGGGTGCGGTCGTAGTTCACGTCGAGTGCGGCATACACGGGTGCTCCCTCCGCACGGCGGCTGGCACCGTCCATGCCGTTCTGCCAGTACTCGGCCGGGATGATGCCCGGCTCCATGGCATCCACCCACTGGCACAGGTACTCGGTCTGGAAGCCCGGCATGTTCTTGTACTGCATCGCCTCGAAGTAGCCCTTCACCGTTTCGATGGTGAAGTCGGCCAGCCGGCCCATCGCGGGCAGGCTCAGGTACCAGTACCGGGGATCGCGCGGGTCCACGTCCATCGGGACGCTCCACTCCCACATGCCCACCTTGGCGTCCTCGGTGGTGTCGGTGGTGATCCGGCGCAGCGCGCCTTCCCGCAGCGAGCGCAGCACCTCGCTGCGTGCGTCCCCCGCGTTGCTGGTGCAGATGACCTGGCCGTACATCGCCACCGTGGTGGTGGGCGCGATGGCGTTGTAGGCGTCCCAGGTGGTGTGCTCTCTTACCTCGTCCAGCATGGCCAGGTGCACGGTGAGGGAGCGCGCGCCCTTGCGGCTGGCGGTGGCCGCGCGCCAGAGGCGGCGGTTGGTCAGCACAGCGCGGTGCCGCCCGTTGGTGACGCGGTGGTTGATCAGCTCCCGGCACAGCACCGGGTGCTCGCGGATTTCGTCGACGACCTCGCTCAGCATGCCCTCGGCGTAGTCCAGGTTCTGTGCCGCGATGACGGCGACGCGCGCCGCCGGGCACGTCTTGCTGGCGTGGCCGTACTCGTTCATGAACAGCCGCCACAGTCCGATGCCCTTGATCCACCGCGTCTTGCCCTGCTGCCGCCCGACCATGACCACCAGGGTTTGGAACCGGAAGCCGGTGTGGTCCAGCCGTTTCTCGAGTGCGTGCCAATACAGCCAGATCTGCCAGGGCAGCAGCGTCCAGCCCCATATCCGTTCCAGGAAGAAGATGCAGCTGGCACCCCAGCTGGTGACGTTGTTGAGGCCGCAGCCGCACGGGCAGAACTCCTCGGAACCTGCGAACGACTGGCAGTTGGCGGGCAGCGGTTTCGTCATCAGCCGCGGCAGCGTGCTGCCGAGGGTCCGTACGTCTTCTGTTGCCAGGGTGGTCATTTAACTACATGGCGTCGGGCGGCTTGCGGTGTCGCTCCCGGTACTTCTGCAGCTCCACCACGTCGTCGGCCAGGTCGTTGTCGCCAATGGGCGCCAGCGGCATCCCCATCCGGTCGTCGGTGATCTGGTAGAGCTTGGCCTGCTGGTCCAGTAACCGCCGCGCCACCTCGATGGCCTTGGGGTCCTTGTCCCCGAAGGCGCGTGGCCAGATGGCCTTGATGAGCATTTCCAGCCGCTCGCTGTAGACGATGAGCGCCTTCTCGCTGATCAGCCCGAACCGCTCGGCCGCGATCTCCAACTGCTTGACGATGATGCGGTGCACCTGGCTGCCGTGCAGGTTGATCCGGGGCTGCTTGCCGATCTCCCGCTCAGTCCAGCCGGTCAGGAACAGGTGCAGGATCAGCGCGTCCCGCTGCTCCTTCTGCTCGCGCGGCAGCTGTGGCCTACCCGCCATCAACCCATCTCACTTCCGTGCTGCCCCCGTGGCCGTGGATGCTGACCAGGTCCTCGATGCTGGCGTACAGCGCGGTGGACGAGATGTCGGTGAGCCACCGCAGCGCCGCGCTGCCGTCCGAGAACACCACGCCCTCGGCCACGATCCCGGTGCCGCTGGTGCCGCTCACGTCCGTGTGCCGGTACAGCACGAAACGCTGCATGGGCCTATTCTTGCTGGTCGTCACCGTTCCGTCTTCATGCAGCACGCGCACGCTGGCGCCGTACCCGACTTGTGTGACTTCTGGTCTTCCTAGCGCCATTAACTGCTCCGCTCCTGATAGGACGGTACGTGGCCGCAGTGTACGCAGCCAGCTTGGATTCCCGCGTACTCATGCGGGCAGCCACCCGGACCGAGTTCCACTGGTGCGCCCAGGTAGCCCGGACAGAGGCACGGGCAGGTGCGGTTGAAGGTCTTGCGCCGCTCGTCCCAGTCGTAGGCGATGCGCGTGCGGCACCTGTGTTCCGCACCCAGGATGTGCGCCTCGCGCGGGTGGCCGCATCGCCTGCACATCACCCGGATCATTGTGGGCGCGGCGGCCAGGGTTCCGGGTTTAGCCGCCGCGCGTGTCTCATACTTTCAGGTCGAACAGCCCCAGCTCGTGCTCGTTGGCCAGCACGCCGCCCGGTGGTGACTGCTCGGGTATCCGGTCGATCTGGTGCAGGTTGAAGGGCTCGGTGGTCAGGTCGTGCTGGTGCTCCATATAGCCCAGCCACGGGTAGTCCATCGGCTTGTACTCGAAGTCGTTGCTGGCGCCGGGATAGTTGGAGGCCAGCAGGTACTTGCTGCCGCTGGCCCGGAACTTGTCCAGCATGTGGTTGATGTACTCGTTGGGCAGGTGCGCCAGGAAGTCCCGGCACAGGATCAGGTCGCGGCGCGGGAACAGCCGTTGCTTGAGCAGGTTGGTGCGCACGAAGGAGACGTTTTTCCAGCTCCGGTACTTGGTCTTGTTGCGCTGGATCAGGTGCTCGTCCACGTCCATGCCGATGTAGCTGTAGACGTTGCTGATGTCCACCGTCTGCATCCACGTGAAGTCGCCGCACGGCGCGTCCAGCATCGTCTGCACCCGGTACTCCAACAGCAGGTACGGCAGCCGCTCCCGTAACCCCTTGGTGAACTCGATGCTGCTGCCGGGCCCGTTGAGGCTGCCGTTGATGAGCGCGAACTTGGGGTTGCACCGCATCTCCGAGACGATCTGGGCCCAGGCGTGCGCCTGCATGTCGGCGAACTCCATGTCAGAACGGTGGCGTGACGACCGGCGGCGCCAGCGGGTTGGGGGAGTCGACCGCCAGCACGTTGCCGGTCAGCGGATCGAAGGCCACCGGCACCTGCCCGCTCAGTGTCACCTCCGACACCGGACTGCCGGCGCCGGTCTCGATCTGCACGATGTCCGGGTCGTCCACGGCGGGCAGCGCCGCCGCCAGGTCGGCCAGGTGCTGTGGCACCGGCTCACCCAGCGCCCCGTACAGCGCCACCTGCGCCTTGATGGAGACAGAGCGCACCGCGTCCGGATCCCGGACGTACAGGGTTCCCGGTGGCGCGGCGGGCACCCGGCCAAATCTGCCGAGGTCCATGGGGTCGACTATCTCCGTCATGGCTATCTCCGTCCGTAGTCGAACTGTATCCACGACACGTCGTGGCCGTTGACGCGCATCGTCCCCTGCCCCTTGCTCGGCGGATCGCCGTACACCCCGCGTGGGTCGCCCTCCAAGAACCACTGGTCCTGCTGTTGCGCCCGCGCCAGCAGGGCAGCCTGCTCACGCTTGGCGCGAGCGAGCCGCCGCGCACGGCGCCGGAGGAGGAACACCGCCATTCCCAGCCACGCCAGGACGACCAGCATGGCCAACAGCAGCGCCAGCGCCCGGATCATGACTTCAAGTATGGATTCGGCGTCATCAGCACGTAGGCCAGCAGGCACCACGGGCACACGTTGTCCTGGTTGAGCACGCGCACATGGCGGGCCTGCCCGCAGTCCCGGCAGTTCGCCATCTCCTGCGCCTTCATGCGTGCGCCAGCGGGAAGAGGCCCAGCTCCCGCTGCTCCGTCAGCACCCCGCCGGGTCCGGGGTCCTCCTGCACCGCCTGCACCTTGCGCAGCGAGAAGGGCGGCTCCTCCAAATTCACCGGCCGCTCCATGTAGCCCGCCCAGGCGTAGGCGTTCGGGTCGTAGACGAACTGGTTGGTCGAGTCCGGGTAGGTGGTGGCCAGCAGCCACTGCGTGCCGCTGGCCATGAACTTGTCGAGCACCGCGCAGATGTAGTCGTTGGTGAGATGGCCGAGGAAATCGCGGCACAGGATCAGGTCGAACCGTGGCACCTGCTCGACGGTGAGGAGGTTGACCTGCTCGAACACCACCGCGGGCCGCTCCTCCCCCATGTAGTCGCCCATCGCCACCCGCTGCCTGCACCGCTCCACCCGGCCGGGGTCCACGTCCCAGCCGGTGTACTTGATGCCGCTCAGGTTCACCATCCGCATCCAGTTCCAGTCGCCGCACGCCGCATCCAGCATGGTGATGACGCCCAGGTAGTTGAGCAGCTGCGGCAGCTGCTCGCGCAGCGTCTTGGTGCAGCCCACGCTGGCGCCCGGTCCGTCCCAGCTGCCGCCGGGCTGGGTCGGGATCAGCGGGTGCGCCTCAGCCTGCTCGGCCCACTCCCGTATCTCACTCCACGCCCTTGCCTGGTCCTCGACAAAGCTCACGTCGACTCCTGTAGGTGC